ATACTTTGGATTCATTGTTTAACAATTGATTCTGTGGATTTTGACAACAATACTCTTCTTGTGAAAAATCTAAAAATTGTTTATAAATGGAATCTGTTTCGCTACCTATAAAAAAGGCTCGTTTTTTATGAAGAATACTCAAGAGTATCTTCACGGCAATTCTCTTTTTATAAGGCATGTCCGTGGATCCTGGTAGAAAGACAACAGTATTGGGCAAAGTAGAATAGTGTGTGACGACGTGATGTAAGTACGTGTGATCACACCGACCTACATTGGGTAGAGTGATTACTTTGGCAACATATTTTTTTTCAAAGTTTTCATTGATCCCTTTGTTGTAAACGGTATAGGTGAATTGATGAAAAGGATACTCCAACGTCCAGGATAAGTCTTCATTGTATCTGGATACACAAATCATACTTTATCTAAAGGTAATATATGGATTTACTACAAGAAATAAAAGATAAAAACCAAAAGAATGAAATTATATCTATGAATCAACTTGAACAATTAGAGACGATAGAAAAAACTCCAGATGTGGTAGATACATTATCAAGACAGGCAAATATACTTGCTAGAACAGCATTAACCCCAACCTATTCTCAGGGACTTAAGTCTTTTTTAGGATTTTCAAATGAAAAAGTAAGACGTGACGAATTAAGTGATAAATATAATAGATTACTCAAATTAATTCCGTCAGGTGGCAAACGTAAAAGTCGTAAACATAAAAGACGTAAAAATCGTACATTAAAATAACTTATATTTTAATCATTTTATTAAAAAGAGTTAAATCTTCTACTTCATTCCAATTATGGGCATGAAAACTTTCTAGTATATTCTTCATGGGTTCTTTTCCTGCAATGTCTGCTCTACCACGCTGCCGAATATAAATGAATTCTTCCAAGGTTTTTGTCTTGTAATGATTGATTTGTATGACACTGAGGTCAATGGCTGGATTCCATGGGCCTTTTATTATGGTGCCATTCGTACATTTGATATGACCCTCTTTTACGTCAACATCATGTACCGTGTTGTACTTGACAAACGAATCCTTTTTGAAAAGGGTTTTTATGTGTGGATCACCATTGCGCTGACACCAGGTGAATCGTTTACGTACGGGTTCATTGGTAAATGTTTTAAAAGAGTCACCAAAGAATCTCCAATTGATTCCGATACCTGCGCAATCCCCCGTAATGTACTCTTGTACAAAAGCTTGAATAGAGGGATGTTTTTTCAAGACGATGAATTCATCACAATCCATATGAATGACATGACTCACCGTAGGCAGGATCGTTTCTGTAAAGTGGTCTATCGCCTTGCGCTGCATCACCTTTCCTGGAAAATGAATCACGTGTACCTTGGGAAGATGGATGCGGTGATAGGTGGGTACATCTTCATTATCATAAATATAAATGGCATCAAATCCAATGGATAAATGATGGTTGCAAAATTCTTCTATGTAAAGATGTTCTAGTTTGGCAATACAAAACAATACAATCATACTTTTACTAAACAAATTAAACGTACACGCGTACGTTAACGTATGGAAAAGTTAGATTATTATGTACAGCATAAACAAATTCCGAATTTATTGTTTCATGGTCCTTCTGGTAGCGGGAAAAAGACCATTCTTCAAGCTTTTTTGAAACGTCTTTATCCTGATAAAGAAACGTTGGAACAACAAGTCATGTATGTGAATTGTGCTTATGGGAAAGGGATCAAATTTATTCGGGAAGAAGTAAAATACTTTTCTAAAATGAATACTCATAGTTTGTTCAAGTCAGTCGTTCTACTGAATGCAGAAAAGCTGACACCCGATGCCCAATTTGCATTACGTCGTTGCATAGAACAATTCAGTTATAATACACGTTTCTTCATGGTGACGATTGACAAGTACAAATTGATTCGTCCGATTCTGTCGCGTTTCTCTGAAATTTATATCAGTAGTCCAATCAATTTACATGAAGTTGGATTAAAAGCGTTTGCCTTTGACACATACGAAGTCAAGCAGCGAGCCTCCTTTGAAGAAATCATGGCCCGGTTAACAAAAGAAAATATTCAATCGGTTGCCCACGAGTTATATGAAGGGGGACATTCTGCATTGGATGTAGAGAAATGGGTCAATGCAAAACCGGATAGCATAGAAAAGTATCGTTGGATTCTTTACTTTCACAAGATACGAAGTGAATGTCGTAACGAAGAACTCTTGCTCTATTTGATGTTGCACTTTTATACCTATGATTTGAATCTTTCTTTTTTTATGTAACCAATATATGAGCCGTAAAAACAAAGTAAAATGGGGTATTGTTTTGACGACTACAGTAACTACCAATGGGTTGGGTACGATTCAAAAAAACAAAGAAGAACGTATCCAAACGTATTTAGCATCTATAGATCAATGGTTACTTACTGATTTGCCCATTATAGTAGTAGAAAACTCAGGGTATACGTTTCCAGAATTAAAAGGGACACGTGTAGAGGTGATTACATTCAAGAGTGAAGAAGACAAAGAGTTTCATTATTTTCTAAAATATTTATTGAAATATGAAGACAAGGGGTTATATGAATTAAGAGCTATACGTTATGCATGTGAACGTTCAAAATTATTGAAAAAATGTTCGCATTTTGTAAAAATTACTGGTCGTTACTTTATTCCTTCGTTAGAAGGGATTCTAAAAAAACTTCCGTATAAAACAAAGGGAGTGAGACAACATAATAAGAATCAATGTGAAGTCGTTGGATGTAGAAAGGATTGTATAGATACTATTTTTGATTATATCAGTGTAGATAAAAATAATAAATTAGTAACAAATTTTATAGAAACAGTATATCGTGATAGAATCAGTGTTGTTCCTCATGCGGTATTACCCATTATGCCTATTTCTCCTACAAAAATGGGCGGAATGAATGAAATCAAAACATTCTTATAAAAATATATAGAGATATTTTCACTATCAAGTTCATGGATGACAATAACGTACCTACGCTACAAACGTCCCAGCAAGAATGGGCCATCCGTTTATCTCGTGTCATTCATCCTCTTCTCTATGAGGGCGTCCAGGCCATGTTTCAAGAAGCCGTCGGGATTTGCAAACAATCCGAAGAAGAGGATAAATATTTAATGACCTTTCAAAATATTCTAGCACGTATCCCCAAGTGGAACGAAGAGATCGTCAAGAAGGAAACATCACGCATCATTGAAAAGAGTGGTTGCTCTTATCTAGAAGATTTATTGACCTGTGTCCATATTGCACAACTGAAGATTCTCTCTTCCATTCGTACGGGAAAGTCACAGAAAAAGGTAGAAATTGACATTCCCAAGTTGAATGGGTTTGTACACAAGGTGTACATTCACATTTCGCGTGAACTTTATGCCAGTGTCTACTTGTTTGAAAAGGGCATTGCACCTCTTGTCTTTCAACAAAATCGGAGCAAAGTCAATGAAATCATCAAGGAATCCATTTTGAATGCCATTCGGGATAGTATTCCCGTAGAACAGTTACTCAGGGCTTACCTAGATGAAACGACCGATTTCATGAAGGAGGTGCCGAAGGAGGAACCCAAGATAGAAAAGGAGTTAAAGTTTTCTAATCAAGATTCGGCGATTACGGTGAACAATGAGGCGATGGTCATTGAAGCGCCAAAGGACGTGGATACGCTGGAAAAGATTGCAGAGCAACGAAATAATCAAAGAAAGGCGGAAGAGGCCGCAGAGGCAGAGGAAGATAAAGTAAAGATATCCGATGAAGTGGTCATTATTGATGTAGAAGAGCTGGTGCCTGTCAAAGTGGAGATAGAGATACCAAAAGAGAAAAAAGAAGAGATTGATTTAGGGATTGAAATTTTATCATAATTTACTTAAGAAATCTATTAAGTATAGAAGGAAAAAATCTTTTTTCTTCTATATCTATGAACTCTTTGTTAGTATCGGCCATCATTGGAGTGATTTATGTCGTTATCAAAATGGCACTACATTATAAAGAGTCCCCGTCACCAAACATCAAAGAAGGAATTCTTGTGATGTTAAGTAGTATGGCAGGTTTATATGGAACGTCACAATTTGGAATGGTCAAACCAAAAGTAACCGAAGTCTTTACAGAAACACCAGGATTTTAACCTTCTTCAACTTCTCCTTCTTCTAGTTCTTCCGCTGCCGCTTCTTTCGCTGCTGCCGCTTCTTTCGCTTTTGTAAGTGCTTGTGTTAATCCTGATATAACCTCGTCATTCTCTTCTTTACTTTCAGGCGTTCTATAATGTTCCTTTCCCAGAAAATTAAGAAGTTCTAAAAACTTACTCCTAAGGACAATACGTGGGACTTCTGGACCAACTAAGTTTCTAAATTCACCTGCATAAGTGTGATTAAAACTGGCCTTTTCGTCTTCATTAAAAAATGTGCCCTGAACTACACCAATCTTTTCAAGAGGAGGGTGTATCAAATTAATGAAATCCTTTAATCTGCTAGTTACTGCATACATATGGACATGTCCACCATCTAGAGGAGCACCAGGATTTTTAGCAAGAAATCGTAGTCTATCATTGACTCTTTCCGCTTTTATAAAATTTATAAAATTTCTAACACCATCCTGTCCATCTGGGTCTAATGCTAGATAATAATCTTGAAATGATCTTACAACCCCAGGAATTTTACTTTCTGGATTTCCATAAAAAGCTAATAAATTTATATTCTGTACAAAAGGTTCTAACTTTACACGTAATAAATTAAGAAGGTATGCATCTGCTTTACCAGTATTATTTACACCCCGAAATTCATGACGGTCAACATTATATTCTAATGTTCCTCCCTTCATACGTTTCGTTTTTCTATTTCTTTTTCTACGTTTCGTTCTATAGTTCATATATTTAAGCGCTACAAGATTCGCAAGGAATTGTAAAAGGCGTTGGTGCATGTTTTGCCTTTCTCCTCAAATAATAAATACCCGTTTTCAATCCCTTTTTCCATCCATAAAAGTGCATGGATGTCAAAATGGTATACGTTGGATCTTTAATCCATAAATTTAAACTTTGGGATTGACAAATAAACGCTCCACGATCAACTGCCATATCAATCAACTTTTTCATCGGCATTTCCCATACAATCCTATACCTCTGCTTCATTTCATCTGGAATGTCCAACTGCTGGACACTCCCTTGATTCGCAATAATGTTTTGCTTCACCGATTCATTCCATTTCCCCATCTCTATCAATTCACGTACCACATATTCATTCAAGACAATGAATTCACCCGCCAACGTTCGCCTTGTGTAGAGGTGACTTGTAATGGGTTCAATACATTCCGTATTCCCCAAAATCTGTGACGTAGACGCCGTTGGCATGGGTGCCACCAACAGAGAGTTTCGCACACCATGCTCCATCACCTTAGTTCGCAGTGCACTCCAATCGTAACGTCGCGCGTCAACACCCCATAAATCAAACTGAAACTTTCCCTCGGATAGCGGTGATCCACGAAACGTAGAGTAAGGACCCTGTTCCATCGCCAATTCCATACTGGTTTCCATGGCCGCATGGTACAATGTCTCAAAAATATTCCGGTTTACTTCTGCCGCTTCCTCACTAATAAACGGTAACTTTAGAAGGAAAAAGACATCGGCTAGACCTTGGACACCTAGTCCAATGGGACGATGTCGCATGTTACTTCGCTTCGCCTTTTCTGTAGGATAATCATTAATGTCAATGATTCGGTCTAGATTTCGCGTAACAATCTTGGTCACTCGGTGAAGCTCTTCATACTGGAACTCACCGTTCTTGACAAAGGCCGGTAGTGAGACGCTCGCCAAGTTACATACGGCCGTTTCCTCTGGGCTACTGTACTGAATGATTTCCGTACAAAGGTTAGACGATTGAATCACTCCAATATTCTTTTGATTAGACTTTTCGTTACACGCATCCTTGTACAGCAAGTAGGGTGTACCGGTTTCCATTTGCGAATTCAAAATCTGAAACCATAGATCACGCGCCTGAACCACTTTGGTCGCCTTTCCTTCCGACTCGTAGCGTTCGTAGAGCGCGCGATACTCGTCGCCGTAGACACCGCTCAGGCCAGGACACTTGTGTGGACAGAAGAGGGACCAACTCTCCTGCTTCTCTACGCGTTCCATGAAAAGGTCCGGTACCCATAATCCATAAAAGAGATCACGTGCCTTTGAATTCTCATCTCCCGTATTTCGCTTCAAATCCAACCACGCTTCAATATCGGGATGTTCGGGAGACAAGTACACGGCAATGGAACCGTTACGTTTCCCGCCTCCTTGATCTACGTAGCGCGCCGTTTCATTAAAGACGCGAAGCATGGGAACTAGCCCGTTACTTTTACCATTGGTACCGTGAATCGGTGTACTGGAGGCGCGAATGTTATGAATGTGAATGCCGATTCCTCCAGCCCATTTAGAAATAAGAGCACAATCCTTTAAAGTATCAAAAATGCCTTCAATGGAATCTTCCTGCATGGCAACGAGGAAACATGAACTCAACTGTTGATGTTTCGTCCCTGCATTGAACAAGGTAGGCGTAGCGTGCGTATAGTAGAGTTGAGACATTAAATTGTAGGCTTGCTGTACCTTGTCTAACTGGGTACCATGTAGCGAAATGGCAACACGCATCCACATATGCTGAGGTCTCTCTACGATTTTGTCGCCTACTTTGAGAAGGTAGGCACGCTCCAACGTCTTGTACCCGAAATAGTCAAAGAGGTAGTCACGCGAATAATCCATCATGGCCTGGTAAGAGGAGGCGAGCTCGTAGACGGAGCCGGCATACTGATCACTAATCCGACCGGCCTCGTCCAAGGCACAGACGACTTCATAAAAGGAGGCGCTGGTATTCTTGTGAAGGTTGGAGATGACGATGCGGCCAGCGAGTACCCCGAAGTCAGGATGGTTGGCACACTGAGATGCACACTCTTGTGCAGTCAATTCGTCAATGTTAGAGGTAGAAATTTGATCGTGTAATTGATTGATGATTTGAATGACAAGTCGTGGAATATCTATGCAAAGACGTGGCTCCATATGGGCCAACTTCCGAATTCGTTCCGATATTTTATCAAACAGGATGGGTTGCTTTGATCCATCACGTTTGATAACCTCCATGATCATATATCGTGTAAAGAGTTTAAGTTCTTTTTTTAATATTACGTCGGGTTTTTCTTTTTCCACCCGATACCCCACACCTTCTATATTCACAATCATCAAGATTCGGTTCTTTGAATTTATTTTTCATTTTTACCTCTTCTTTAGTAGGTCTATACCCATGTATAGTTGCCATCTTCATGATTTCAGGATCTCTTACCGTTGTAAAATCTATGGCATTACCATTTTCTGTCACGGCAGCTAGTACAATCTCTCTGTCCTTTCTCAAGGTAGGAGATGCATATTTCAATAATAATCCATCTCTTTTTACACAATAAAGCATCCATTCTTTTTGACCTCTCCATACAGGAGGTACAAATTGGATAGATTTTGCATTTTGTTTTATTGCATCTACAATAAATTCAGTGTCTAGCCATAATTCGGGGGATACGTATTGTAAGTACGTAAAATTAAGCTTTGCTACAGAAAGCATGTATTTTTTATCCCTAGTTAACGAAGGCGCAAATTGTATTGCATTTAAATTTTGTTCTAATGCAGCGTCTAACACGTCTTTGTCTTCACGTAATCTATCCGATGCAAATTGCAATGCATACCCATCTTGTTTTACTGCCAGAAGTACGGTATCTTTATCATCGTTTAGCTCAGGATACTCGCTTAACAAAAGTCCATTCTTCGGTATTCTTTCCACGCCACCATAAGGGTATAATGGTGGAGTTTTTATACAAAATTCTTTTTGTGATTCCTCTATCTTGATAGGATCCACAATACTAGATTCATCTGCAATGGCAACACTAAGATCTATTTCATCCGTATCAGCTAGTATATCACGTATGAACCATTGATAATGACTAGGATAGTCAGATGGCATGTAGTCAGGGTGTCTTGACTCATAGACAAAGGAAAGTATATTTTGTTTCAATAAAGGATTTTTGGATGCATCATAGCTCGTTAACGTACGTTTAAAAAAAGATAGTTCTGGTTCTGGAATATAGGTTGTTCTACCAAAATCTATTAGTATAAATACGTCATTATCCGAATGTAATATATTTCCAAGGTGTGGATCATTATGTAAAAAACCAATCTCTGCAAACATAATCAGTAATCGTCTTGCTTGTGGATAAAAATGTATTTTTTTATGTAACGTAGGAGCTAAGTCTCTACCGTTTGTAATTTGTTCCATAAAAATAAGACCTAGATTACCCCCTTTAAAAAAACTATTTATTTTTGGGAATGTTATTGCTAGTTGTTCTGGTGTATAAATATCTGCATGTAATAGGGTAGGTACAATAGAACAGGACCACTTTTCTATGGATCGTTTGATAATTTCTTGATGGGTTCTTACTTCATTTTCAAACTTATAAGCTGGATCTATTTTTTCATGTTCTATATCAATAGATTTATATTTTGTTTTATGCATTGGAATTACCTTTAGAACAATGGTATTGACACCACAATGACTAGTGAATACTTCAGGTGAACGCAATGGTATTTTTAATAAAACGGAAGAATGTCTTATACTAAAGTCTTCTATGTAGGCGTAAGATACAATTCTCTTTAACTCAGACAGAATGTCTGGTTGAGACGTAAATAGAACGCCTCCTCTTATTTCTTTTTGTTTTTCTTTTCGTTTTCTTGTTACCGCCTTCATATATTAACTGTTGAGTTTCACCATCAGTATTTACTTGAAATGACCCATCTAGATATAAATCATATCCATGTAATCTAGGATTAACACCACTTAATTTACCGGCTTCTATTTTACGATTATCCTCCTCTGAAAAAGGAATTTTTATTCCACGATCATTTATGTAATGCCATTTTTTTACAGGACGCGTTTCTAATTTTTTTTCTACAATATCTCGTATAGTACCAGTTTGCAAATTTAATTGGGTTTTTGCTGTAGGATCAATTAAATAATTAAATTTACCTATTTTTTTCAAAACATCTTTTTGTTTAAAGTCTACACAAAGATTTATTTGGGTATTCGTTTCTTCATCAAACGGAATTAATGTTCCGTCATCACCTCTAACATACCATACACTAGGTCTTTCTTCAGCTCTATGTGCTTCACCTGTATGATGGCCTCTATGTTCTCTGTGTGCTTCGCCCGTATGATGGCCTCTGTGTCCGTGAGTCTCTACCAATGAACATTGTTGTCTAGCTAATCTTTGTTTCAATTTAATAATAAAAAATACATAAAAATTATCAAACGCATGTGGTTTACCTCCACCTAAAATTCTTTCTTGAAGATCTGCCGGAAAATGATATTCACCATCCCTAGCACGCTTAAAATGATCTAAACTTGTACCACCTATTTGGCGTTGTACTGAATCTTTCAAAAATACTTGAAACTCTTTAAAATTTCTAAAAGGTTCACTTCCAAATAAAGTAGAATTAAATATTTCTTCATATCCATCTGGAAATGTAACATGAAAACCATCAATCACACTACAAATCAATGGCATAAAAGTGGGACTTTGTGTATCATCTGGCGCACTTTTGATTATCCACGTAGTCATACTATACCTTTCTAAAATTGAAATGATATTTTGCGAGTACCATTAACATGGATATTCTCACGTTTACCGATGTCTTTGTCTCTCAAAAGACCATAGAGGCATTTACCATTCAGATAAAAACCGCGACGGGGCGTTTTCACCGCATTGACGTAACGCCATCTATGACCGTGCTGGAATTAAAACTGCAGATTCAAAAAGTAGAGATGTATGAACCAGATCAGCAACGGATCGTTTATTCTGGCAAGCAATTATCCGATGACAAACAACTCAAAGATTACCCTATTTCAGACGATGCAACACTTCATTTGATTGTACGATTACGCGGAGGCATGTTTCATGAAACATCGTCCAGAAAAGATATGGAACTATTGGAATGCACTCTATGGAAAGAAATCAATGACATTGAAAAATTACTAAATAATTTAAAAAAAATGAATTAGAAATAACCCTCGTATGTAAACTATGTTGACGCTTGAAGATATTGTTGAAATGGACAACAAGAAAAATGAACATCTTCCTTGGAACAAATTGAACAAGTCACTCAAGTTAAAACGCATCATGGATTTTGCCAACGTCATGAAGGAACGCGATCAATTAGATGACGAAAAGACTACGCAGCTCAAGCAAATGTTACGTGATAAGTTAGAACGCAAATGTTTACAAAGGACAAAAGACGTGATTTATAACAAAGAAGAGGAACGTATTGAATCCATACCAGCGTTGGTATGCATACAACAAAAATATACGTTGCGTACAGATGCCGTGTCGCCCCTACATTCGTTAGCGCCTAAGAACAAAACAGTGAAGCATTCATAATCTCGGGAAGTTCACCGAAGTAGGGTCCATAGACGAGGTCATCGTCTACCCATCCACAGAGGGTACCGTCCATATCAAAAATGGTATGTTCACGAATACAAAACAACTTGTGATTATAACTCCATAAACGAATATTATTTTTCTTTTTCCAAAGAACACATGGAATGCCGTTATACGACGTGACCTTCATGTTTTCTTTGTTCATGATCCATCTCGTTTCAAAAGGGGCTTTGCGGAGATCCTTGGAGGTAATCATTCAAGATACATTCCAATGATTTATTTAAGTATTCTTATAATATAATGGCAAGTTTGGACAAATTAACTCCGGAATCAGAAGAAACAGGTGAAATTGTTGTAAGTGGTGCCTGTTCCCCTACTATTACATTTCAAGGTGAAAGAAGTGATTGTTTATTACATACGTTATCTAAATTACTGATCAAAAATGTATTTGAAAAAGTATTGGATTTAAAGTTGAACGAAGATGAAGAAACAGAATATGATAAATGTATGCCATTGACTATACCTGCTAGACCAAGGGGATTTGAAGGAAAATGTTCTGAAAAGGGATATATTAAAATTATGTTATTTTATTACTTATTTAGTTTAATAGAAATTTCTAATTCTAGAAACATTGAACAAGCAATTGCATTATTGACAATGCCAGAAACAATTGAGTTTGTTCGTGGTCCACGTACAAATACGTATCGTCAAGTAAACATTATAAATATACCCTTATTTCGTAAAGTAAAAGTAGAATTTCTTGAAAAAAGTAGACACCTAAAATGGAAACATATTCATATTTCAATGGATGATGTAGATTTTGAATCAATCAAACGAGGGTTTTTAGAACCCATTCTTGGGTTGAACCTTTATATTGAAATGGGATTAGTAGAAGTCATGCCAGAAGTATTAACAGATGATGAAAGTGAAGAAGTTTCACCGGGGAGACATATTGTATTGATTACTGGTTTTGATGAAGAAACTGTACATATTAAAAATACATGGAGTTATCCAGTTTTGTTAAAAATTCCATGGCGTGAATTTATTAAGTTAGATGACGGAAAAGGATGGAGAATAACAGATCTGCATACCATCCTTCCTATAAAGGAACGTGTAAATTATGATGTTAGAAATATAGACAAATTATTTCCTTTTATTGCAGAATATAGTCTACCGTTTAAAGGTGGTAGAACACGTAGACGTAAATCTAAGAGACGTACGTATAGAACCTGAATATACTTTTCAAAATCATAATCGTCAGTTCCAATGTCTTATCGTCCCTTTTTCTCCACAAAAAACATCTTTTCTAGCTCTAGTCCAATCTCATGTGTCGTAAGGCACATTTTACAATTGGAACACAATAGAAATGACTTGTGTCATAAAAAGACACTTCATTTTGAATTGAAATTATAAGAAAGCGGGTGCAATCATACCGTGAATCAATAGTTGCATCACCATTTCATACGATCGGCGTTCCATACTTGCTTGACCCGTCTTTATCATTGTATAGACTTTTACACAAGGATTAAACGCCATGTTTAACTGGACGGGTATTTCTTCTTCCGTTACGTAGTCATAGCAGTACGTAACGTTAAAATAAGGTTGTCGGTATTCCATATGGGTAAATCGTCCGTGATATTCACGATTCCATGGAAAAATAAATTGATAATTTTCAAAGTGAACCAATTTATATTTTTCGCCGGGTTCTAGTTTTTCTACGAGTTCCCACATACTTAGTATGGTGTTTTCCTCCCCAAAAACGAGTTCCCTTGCGTTTTCCTCCACGCCCATAATCTAATGGATCGGTTCCATCCTCAAACGCATTACCTAATGTAGTCGGGTTCCATGAATTCCATGAGTTTTTGGGTTTTTTTGCGGGTCTTTCTGGTTCATCTATTTTAAGTTGTGCGATTGGTTCCCTATCAGGTAATGTAGATGTCGGTTCATATAATCCCACTTTGTATTGATCTGCTACTTCTTTTGATAAGCGTATAGCAGGTGCCAATGTAGGATACTGTGTAATTCCTGATTTTTTAGGAGGAACCGTCCATCTTTTTCTAAAAATTAATTTGTGTAAACATTTGTTATCAGGAGGTTCCATGTCAGTTAATTTTAATCTTAACTCCTCACTATCACCTGCTTCCGCTTTTTTCACTAATTTATCAATCTCATCTACTTGTGTAGCATCTAATTCTTCTGCTATTCCGAAATCAATCAATACTACGTTATCATCCTCTGTTAATAAAAAATTTTGTGAATTAGGATCTGATTGTAATACACCACATTGTAATGCCGTACAATAAGCTCTAAGTGCTTTACTTTCTATTTCATAAACCTTCGCCTCGTATCTCTTTCGTACCTCGGGTAATGCTAAATCATATGAATCAACATATTCCATAAAAATGATACCCATGCGATAATGATTGTAGTGTTTCATGTCTATTAGTTTTGCGCGTTCTAACTCCTCATCTTCACCAACTTTGTATACAAGTTGACCTGGTGCAAACGTTTCAAATTGCTTTGCAGTAATGGCTTCATAAAATAATATGGCCGGACATGGTGGCATTAATTGTTTATCTAATGCACAGGCATATATTTTTTGTTGTAAACGAACTTCCTTACTTAAGTCATCCCAGTTTGTAGTTTTAGAATACGGATACAAATCGCCAAAATCTTCATAAGTTGCTCTACTACGATTGACTTCATGTGTAAATTTGTTTCTGATACGCATATCAAAACCCTGTACTTTCAAAATAAATACCCTTACTGGATTTTTCTTTTCATCTACAAACCCGGAATCTGTACCCGAGGTTACTCGGAATATTTGACCAAAATTACCTCGTGACATATATTCAATCTTATTAAGCGGATGACTTAAAATTCTATATACTTGGTCACGTATTGATTCTTTATGATCTATCTTGGATACAACGCCACCTCTCATTACACTTTAATGATAAAAAAGTGGAATTACAATTTCTTAGTTCTACCTTTTCTGCGTCGTTTAGTTCCACCGCGACTAAAACTTGGTTCAAAATCTACATTGCTAAATGGATTCATACGGTTCCAAAAACTTGGAGATTCTGCTTTTAATTCCCTTTCTTTTCGTACTTTTCTTTCTTCTATTTCTTTAATTTTCTCCATTATTTTTTCTCTTTGTCTTGCTGGTGCTTCCAGTGCATCTTTTTCAGTCTGTCGTCTTCTGCGTGTTTTATCTATTTGCTGTTGTGTTCTTGTTTTTTTGACTTGATACTCTATTTGACATATTCCATCTTGACATTGTTTCGCTAATCCATCCGGTAAAGTTAATGGTTTCAAAGGATCAAATACTACTGTTCCATGACCTTTTTCATTATTCAACAACCATTGATCAAACCGATGGTTATGTTCTCGTAAATAATCTTTTAATGGCTCATACTCTCCTTTTTCAGCACGATCTATTAATTCATCTATAGTAGGATCTTCTACTATTCTTGCTATCCCAAAATCAATCATAGTTACGGTACCGTCTTCTCCAAATAAATAATTGGGTGGGTTCACATCTACTTGATCTATTCCACATTGTAATGCAGTACAATACAGTCTAAATACTTTATTTCTTATTTCTTTAAATCTTGGTATATAAAATGTTTCAAGCTGCTTTTGCATAATTGTCGTTATATCAAATGCTGGAACAAATTCCATCAAAATAATACCAGCATTGTAATCATCATATTCTTCTGGTGGTATTGCTTCACCTCCATCTTTGTAAATAAGGTCAGTCTGTTTATCCGGATTTTTATTTTTTTTTACAAAAGAATCTAATTGTGTTAATGTTATGCTTCTAAAATCTAAAATAGCAGGACAAGGTGGACGAATGTTTTTTTCTAATGCTGTTTCAAAAAGATTTTTTTGTAGATCTACTTCATCTCTCAATCTACCCCAATCAATTCTTTTTGAATTAGGAGGTAATCCAGTGTTATCTGAATTTTTAAGTGACATTTCAAAATCCATGGCTTGCACTTTCATAATAAACACTCTTTCTGATTTTTTAGTCTCAAAATCAATAAACCCTGAAGATCGTTCACCTGTATAGGTTACTTTGAATACAAATCCGAATGTTCCCCGTTGTAAAAATTCAAAGTCACTTTCTTCCAATAATCTATCTATTTGATCCTTCAAAAGTTCACTTTGATCTTCTTTGGAGACAACGCCACCTCTCATTACACTTTACTTCTATTAAAATTGATACTTAAACCCATTTTATCTAATATCTATTGTATGGAAGAAACGGCCCTTGATTTAATGTGTGAATACTGTCAAGATAACCTTGACACTATGCACAAAGAGTCTTTTTCTACCGATATGATTCAAGAAGTAAAAATCCTCTTGGTATCTCAATTTGATACCGTAGACGATGATATCCTTCTCCATGCTCTGGTAATGCTTCCTTGCGGTCGTACTAGCTACCAGTGTCCGCCCATGGAAAACGTAGAAGAGCGAATTGCCAAGATTCGCAACAAGCCACAGCCTTCTCAGCGTACGCCCGAATGGTACGAGTATCGCCGCACCCTACTTACGGCCAGTGTCGCCTATAAAGCCCTAGGTACACCCGCCAAGCAACGCGAATTGCTCAAACGGAGGGAAGCGCCCGTGGTCTCGCCTGGTCACGTCTGTACAGAAGGGCCCATGCATTGGGGTGTAAAATATGAACCCATTTCCATCCAATACTATCAATGGAAGTATGATACCGTAGTAGAAGAGTTCGGCTGCATCACCCATGATGTTTATACTACGTTGGGCGCGTCACCCGACGGCATCAATGTAAGCCCGGGTCCACTCTACGGTCGTATGTTGGAAATCAAAAACCCATTTACCCGTGAAATTACGGGTATACCCAAAGAAGAGTATTGGGTACAGTGTCAAGTACAAATGGAAGTATGTGATTTAGATGCGTGTGACTTTTTAGAAACGAAATTTGTAGAGTACGAGTCGGAAGAAGCCTTTCGTGCTGATGGTACCTTTCAGACGACCGCAGATGGGAAACCAAAAGGTATCTATTTACAATTCTTAACGGATACCGTCGTGTACGAATATGCACCTTTTCAATGTACGGAAGAAGAGTATGTTGCATGGGAACGTACCAAAATGGATGATCGTACCTGGATTAAAACGGCGTACTGGAAACTAGAAGACGTTTCCAATGTTCTTATTCTGCGACAGCCTGCATGGTTTGCCTCGGTCGTACATAAATTCATAACCATTTAAACATATCGTAGATAGACTAGGAAATGAACAAATTTGTCACTACTTTTTTAAAAGGGAAACCCGATTTTAAAAGTGCAACGTGCATGAAGTATACGCTTACCAGAGATCAAGTCATCGCCCTACCTCTGCTTCGTCCTCCTTACCAGGCCGATTTAGACGATGCCAAGGTAAAGGAAATGATCCGATCGTATCAAGCCAAGCCAGAATTCGGCTACTTTAAAAATACCATTGTAGTGGCAGTACGAATGACCGGTCAAAAATGTTTGTATCTTGTAGATGGACAACATCGCGTAGACATGTGTAAACAACAGGCGATAGATTACCCCTTTCAGGTGATTTTGTACGCCATTTCTACGGATGATGAAATGCGAGATTTGTTTCGTGAAATCAATTATGATTCGTTTAAAAATCTCACGTACGTGTCCCTCGGTGCAGATACGGCGCGATTAGTAGACGATTTCATGGACCATTACAAGGAGAAGCCGTTTACTAAGAAAAAGGGTGAAACGCGCCTTTTTACATTGAAAGGGTTTACGGATGCTCTATCCACGTACATTCAGAGATTCACGGATTTACAGACACTGGTTCAAGCGATAGAACAAAAACAACAGGAATTCATTCAACAGGTGGATTTTACACATTCTTATGCAGAAGAAAAAGAATGTATTCAATCTCAGTGTATTTTACCTCTGAAAGAGTGTAACTTCATAGACTTTTTACTCACTACCGCAGAACCCGTGTACAAGGGAAAAGGAAAGACCATTTCCAAGACGATTTCTCTTTCCTTGAAAAAGACTGTATGGAATCATTGGATGGGAATGAATGTAGGTGAAGCTAAATGTCCCGTATGTAAAGTCAGTACGATTTATCAAATGGCATTTCATTGTGGACACATTATAGCAAAAAGTAGAGGCGGATTGAATACGGTGGATAATTTGAAACCGATTTGTCAAAGTTGTAACTCTTCCATGGGGAATCAAAACATGGATGAATTTATTCATTTGTGTACCACTGGAACGCCAAGTAGGGAGGAACTGACCCTAGCGTAGTATTGTTTTTATTCGCCTTCAAGTTAGGACCGTTGTTCACAATTTTGACAATTTGTCCAGGTTGAAGAGCATAATTATAGTATCTTAAATCAGACAAGTTTCCTGCGAATCCACCATTAGACGATACGTATACATCTCCATTGTTTTGCTTTGGTACACTGGTTAAAATGTGACGTTTGGCTAACGCCCCATTGATATAAATGTCTAGAGCATTATTGGTATCACGAATGAGAACATGAACCCATTTATTCATGGGGAAATTAGGTATTTTCACTTGTTCGTTAATGACGTTGAACGTATTCATCACCACGATTAATTCATTGGTATTGGGTGAAATATATACACCAGGTGCATTATTGGGTGTATTCATTCCAGAATCTACATCTATATGCTGTTCACCTTTGTGAAAAATATGTTTGTATTGATCATTGGTAGATTCTACCGATGTAATGTTTAACCAGACAGACCATGAAAATTCAATCCCACTTTCATTATCCGATCTAGACAAAGGAATGGCGCCTTGAACAGACGGGTCTTGCGATATGATCAATGGTGTATTGCCAGGTACCATTCCCTTAATCAAATAAGGACTATTGGTGGAAAAGAGCCACGGAACCACTTTGATGAAGAATTGAATAAACAACACACAAGCTACAAATACCAATAGTATGAAAAAGAATCGTACAAGTGGATTGCTTTCATCCATGTCTGGCATGGAAAAAGAACTCATATACTATAGGTATAAAATTCACGTTTCATGAATACATAAAGGTGAATTCCATTGATCAAACGGTGTAGACGTAGACGTAGATTTACCCGATGCAATCAATACATTCAATGCTTCTAATCGTCTCTGAAGGGATTGTCCAGAAGGAACTTTCCTAGATAATTGTTTCCATTTCCATTCAAATTGTAAAGCATCACGCCATGTAGGGAACCCCGAAACGTAACAAACCCGTGTCCATGTATCACGACTGGTATATTTGGCACCGCCTTTGATTTCACGATTATGTTGTCGTAAACGCCGATCTACGTTGATGGTAGCACCAACGTAGGTTTTTTTACCGGATTGTAATAAATAAACGTACATATTATACAAGGGATAAACTAATGTACATGAATAAACCAGCAAGGGCCGACCGAACAATAAGGGAGGTATCCTGGTCCTTTACGCCTGCCCTACGAATCACGGAATAAGCAGGGGCAGACGCAAGAAGTAAAAAGAGAATAGCACTAATTAAACCACCGACAATTTTAAGATCCATAAGATAGATTTATATTTTTTCCTAAAGAATTTCGTTTGAATCGTAAATGTTCTAATTGAATTTGTCCTAAAATAGAATTGATATCTTCTAATTTCATTCTAAAATAATAAGGAATTTTCAAGTTTCCTTCTTCTGGCATTTTGACAAAATGGATCGCAATAATGTATTTGGTAGAAGAGGTAGGACAATCATTATCCGGTTTACATAAATACACTTTTTTATAAGAAGAAGCCAATTTATATAAATATTGAATCGCTTCGGAAGTGGTCGTATTTGTTATTTTAGAAAGATACACACCATTTGGTTCCTGGCTACGTAACACGTCTAAGGAATACGTATCCGTATTATCTATGATGAGAGGATAGAGACCATCGGCTTCTTCTCCAGATAAAAGTGTTTTTCCTTTTTGGATAGAATACATGGGCATCAAATCGGTCAACGCCATGGAATACGAATGCAGACATTCCAACGGCTTAATGTAGCCGTCCAACGTAGTAATGGGTTCTGTGGTGCTCTCCAGTACAGAATTAGATAATGTCCTTGGTAATAAAAAATGACTCATACCAAACAAACTAACATCTATTTAAGTTTTAAGTATAAAAAGGATTGCGTACATCCATTTTTCTAAATGATAAATTGGACGATAATTGTTATTAAAATATTGTAAAAAGAAAACACATTCTTTGACCATGGCGCATCGTTGCGCAGGAGTTGCCTCTATTGTCGTCAATAAATAGTAGACAAACGCTTCCACTCCCAAATCAAATATCAAGATAGAATATAAATCTTCGCGAAGTTCCGACATCGTACAAGTAGTCAATGTAGTGCGGATCTTTTGAAAGAGTGGTTTGCTTGTATCTACTATAGTATGCTGAAATGCTGCTTTCAGATTTGGTGACGGTGTAATACCCAGAGAAGCATGTAGTTCCGAGGAAGGTCGTGGAATGGATAATATTTTACATTTAGACAAGAGAGTATCTGGTAAAAAGGAAATAGATTCCGTTAAAAAAATATACTTTACATGACCTTGCATATAACTATAAAAAATTTCTAATAATTCATGATTGATTTTGTGAACATTTTTACAAACAATGATTCCATGTTTTTCTGTATATTTATTTTGAATAATTTCTACAATATGATTGTAGATATCATCCCATAATAACTTGGAGTTACATCCTAACAATTCCATATCTACTTCATAATGAATGTCACTGATTTTAATGTAAAAGGGGGAAGATGCGTTGATTAACAATTTCTTTTCATGTTTCAATTGACTTGGACTATACTGTTTTACTACTTGAAGCATTTGTGTATATTTTCCAACACCTGATGGTCCATATAAAATCAATGGTTGAAAATGATCTAATGATGGAAATGTCAAGGCTTGAATGTCTGGACGTAAATCACCCGTATAAGAAAGATAGTCTACAAATTTATCCATTGAAATAATTAGTATGTATCGGTTTAAATAATTTCTACGAATAGTATCATGCAATGGATCAAAAATCACTGGTATACAGACCAGTACTACAAAATCACCAAAGAGGGAGACCAAAAAAGTATGTATGATGCGTCACCCTTTGACTACATTTTACACATTCATAACAATGGGTCTCTGAATTACCATTTTTTAAAACCAGGCGATTCGTATCAAATCAAACACCCCTATACTGTACTAGGACTATCCATTACGGTAGACGAACACTGTTACGTGTTACCGGCATGTTCTTTTTTAATCAAAGGGAATCGTTTAGACGATACGGTTGTACGATGGTTGTGTAAACATTATTTGAAATGTGACTATGGAAAATACGAATGGACGGTAGTAGATACGCAAGTGCAACTCCATAAAGGAACGGAAATTCACGTAAATAATGAATTGAAAAATGATATAAAATAAGACTCGTACATGTATACATGCATCCCTTGTCCGAAAAATGGGTACTATGGGCCCATTTACCACATGATACGGATTGGTCCATACAAAGTTATATTTCTATCATGACCGTAACGTATGTAGAAGAAATCCTTGCCCTTATGCATACGTTACCTGATTCCTTGTTATCTACTTGTATGTTTTTTTGCATGAAAGAACACGTGAATCCTGTATGGGAAGATCCTGCCAATAAACAGGGTGGATGCTTCTCTTATAAAATTACACAATCTATAGGAGATTGTTGGAGAAATGTCTCGTATAGCATGGTTGGAAAAACCTTATCTAAAGAGAAGGCGATTCAAGAGGCCATTACAGGTATCTCTATTTCACCAAAAAAGAATTTTTGTATCTTGAAAGTATGGTTGTCCTCCTGTGCCTATCAAGATGCTTCTAAAATAACTTATTTAAAACCGAATGGATGTATTTTTAAAAAGCACTAAATAATATGAGAACCCTACGTTCTTTTTTAGCAGGAGCTATTAACGCTGCTAAAAAAAAAGCTATCAAAAAAGGATTACTCGTAAAAACGAAACGAAAGGCTGTGAAAAATGCCATTGTTACCACTGTAATGGCACAAAATCAAAATATCAATACACCCGTTGCACCCTCTAACATGGGCGGTTTAGGTGTCCGGAAGAGGCGCCAAACAAAGCTTAATGTCACCAAGCGACGCCACTGAATATTTCACAACTAACGGTAAATCATTTTCTAAAAACATTTCAATTTGACTACATAAATTCGTACATTTAATGAAATATCCCAAATTCTTCAAACTAAAATTTCCTTGAATGATTTTCTTGGAATCTTGTTTGATGAATTCCATACTTCCATCGGATTCCGCGCGTCGTACTTCGGCTACTGCAAACGTACCCTTACACCGAAAGATCAACTCATTCCCTACGGATTTAATTTCAATCTTCTCCGAGATGCAAAGTAGATCGCGTACAATCTTTTGAAAATCGGACGATGGTAAATTAATCACGGAGGAAAAGGAAACACTCGGTACTTCCAACTCTTCCGTATCGGGTTCAATGAGCTTGAGTTTTTGAGTCTTACACTGTTTAATGTCTCCATTTTCAAAACGCAAACATAGATGGGTGACGATACCATCGTTATAATCAGACTGTTCAATATACATCGTGAGGGTATCATCGTTGTCAATGGAATTGATGAGCTTGAAAAGATGAAACATGTTGACACCAATGATAATTTTTTCCTTTTTACATTCATAGAATTCAAAGTTTTCTGCTCTTAAAAAAAGATGTACTAAAATGGTATGGGATTTATCCATGTTAATGATTCGCATACCATCTGGTTGAAAGGTAATGTTGGATTCCATTAAAATGTCTTTCAATGCAGTCATTAACGTACGAAATGGTGATATTTGTACGGTTTTTAAAGTCAGTACATTCATTAGTATCTACATCGTTGAAATCTTTAAGTTTTGTATGTTTTTATATAAACATAGATTATGGTATGTAAAGGAAATGTTCGTTGTTTAGAAGACCCTTCTTGTTACTTGACTAGACAAACGGCAAAACGTAGAGCATACTGCAGAAAGCGTCTTGGAAAACGAACCTGTCGCGGACGTCGGTTAGATGAATGTGTCAGTGAGAGATGTATGGCAACGAAAGGACCACAACGGTATTACTGCCGGAAGCGTTATACGAAACGAAATTAATCTAACGAAATAATACAATTTTTTACATGATTTACTTTACAGCCTGTTCCGTATGCAGATGTTAACCCGCATTCAGAATCTTCAAATATAACATATTCTTCTAATTTACCTCCAAAATGTAACATTGCACGTATGTAAGGTTCACTATGTGGTTTTTTATGAACTACATCATTGTTTGATATTATAATATCAATGTAGTCAAATAAACCTATTCTTTTTAAAATAATTTCAGAGGATCGTTTATTTCCATTTGTAACCACTGCAATGTTAGATCCTTTTTGTTTTAAACAAGTAAATAATTTTATTTTCTCTTCCTCTTTTTCTAACATTTCAAATTTACTATCAGCAATCTTTTTTTTTTCATTATAAATGATATCTATTTCCTCGTAAGAGATCAAGTTACATTCATATAATTTATGTAGTTTATCATACGTTGTAATGGTAGACATAAAAATGTTACTCCATACATCCTCTTTTAAAAAATCAGCATTTTTTATACGTTTGATAGCTTCTCTAGTAGATTCATATTGAATCATAGTTGTATCTGCTAAAACACCATCTAAATCAAATAAGTAATATTTGTACATATTTAAATAGTATATTTAATTACTACTATGAATGTTATTATATCTTGTGCTGGTCTTGGAACGAGGTTCAAAGAGCGAGGTTTCAAAACACCTAAACATTTGATTCAAATTAATCACAAAACACTCATTGAACATGCCATTGAATCATTAAATATAGAAGGCAACTATTATTTTATAGTAAGAGATGCAGAGAATGAATTAAAACCCATATTGAAAACATTGAAACCATCCTGTACCATTCTTGAAATTGACTATGTAACAGAAGGACCCGCTAGTAGTTGTTTTTTAGTAAAAGATCATTGATAGAGAGAACGAATTAATTATTACGAACTGTGATCAAATTTTAGAGTATGATTCCATGCGTTTTTTAAACGAAACGAGACGGTCCGAATTGGATTGTTCTGTATTGACGTATACGTCCGAGGATAAAAAAAATAGCTTTATCAAATATGATACAAATGGAAATACAATGGAAATAAAAGAAAAAGAAGTGATCAGTTCTACTGCATTAGTAGGGGTTCATTATTTCAAAAAAACCAGTTATTTTTTAGATACCTATGAAGACATATACAAACAAAATATTCGTGCAGAAAATGGTGAATTCTATCTTTCTACTATTTGTAATGCGATGATTTCAAAGTATAAAGTAGGTGGTGTTCCTTTATTAGACAATGAACATTATTATTCTACTGGTACACCAAACTGTTATTTTGATTATTTGAAAAAGAAGAGCTTGTCTAACATACAATTATCTAACATGAGTGACATGTTTAATGGATGGTTTATTGGTAATTTTGAACCATCTGTTTTCAAAACAGATCAGTTTGAAGTGGGATATTTGTTCCATAAAAAGGATGAGAAATGGCCGGTCCATTATCATGAAAAATTAACAGAAATAAATGTATTGATCAAAGGAAAAATGATTTTAAATGATATACTTATTACAGAAAATACAATCTTTACGATTCATAAAAATGATATTGCATGTCCTATTTTCTTAGAAGATTGTTCTGTCCTCTGTATCAAGATTCCAAGTGTCATCGGAGATAAAGTGATCATTTGAGATCGGTTTCTAATTTATGAATAAAATCACTACAAACACCATAAGCTTCTGTAATGCGAAAATCATTCCATTCTGGCATCACAATAATACTACGTTTTGTGGTATTCATACCAGGATAACACCATATAAATCCCTTGCTAGTCAATGTATAATGGTCTTCTTGATGCCAAAATAGATTCAAGTCAAATGGTAATAAATAATCTAACGCCTCTACATTTTTACAATGAATCCATACTTTTTTACTATGATGTAGTAAAAAATGTAAATCAATTTCATAATCTGGCGTGTCGTGTCCAAGATATAGTTTTTGATCAATATATCTTACATCAATCTCGCAATCATATCCCAATGATATAGATTGTTCAATATACGTTGGTTTGTTTTCTTCTTTGGAAGGACCATCTAAATTACCTCTATGTGCGATGAATTTCATACTATGACATTACAATAGATCTTGAAAAGAATTCGGCAAAGCCTTAATTTCCGTCTGATAATGTTGTTCAATCGTCGTCATCATCTCCTTATCATACTTTGTAATAAAGTTAATTCCAAGGCCCTTACGCCCCCACCGACCGGAACGTCCAATACGATGCAAGTACGTATGCACACAGCGCGGTAAATCAAAGTTGATGACCACACTGATTTGCTGTATATCAATTCCGCGCGCCATTACATTGGACGAGATTAGCACACGATGCTTCCCCTGCTTGAACTCTTGGTACGTTTGCTTCCGCTCCACCTTGTCCATTTCACTATGAATACAGCAGACGGGATATCCCGCCTCTTTCATCGCCGAATATAAACTACTGACCCGCTTCACCGAGTTACAGTAAATCATGCACTGAGATACCGATATACTTTCAAAGAGGTCTTGCAGGGCTTCCAGTTTCTCGTTATCATTTTCAAAGGACACGTAGAATTGTGCAATTCCTTCCAGGGTAAGCATGTCGGACTTGACCAATATTTCTTCTGGATTTCGCATAATCTTGGATGTAATGTCCTTTAACGAATCGGGAATGGTTGCACTAAACAAAATCACTTGATTGATCGTATGGATAGACGTAAAGATGGTTTGTAATTGTGGCTGAAACCCCTGCGATAAAATCTCATCCGCTTCATCTAAAATAATAATGGAAATGTCCGAGGAAAGGACACGCCGAGACAAAAAGTCAACTACGCGTCCAGGGCAACCAATGACCACGTGGGGCTGCTTGCGCATCTCTTGAATGTCTTGCTCTACGGATGTACCGCCAATTAATAATTGTGACCGAATCTCCGTAAACGTCGCCAACTTTTGAAACACCTCGTACGTTTGGGAAGCCAACTCTCTCGTCGGCGAAAGAATCAAGATTTGCTGACCTTTGGATGCATCACATAGCTGTAGAGCGGAGATACAAAAGGCACCGGTCTTTCCAGTACCGGACTGTGCTTGCGCGATGACGTCACCGCCTTTTAACAGTACAGGAATGGCTTTTTCTTGAATTGGACTTGGAAATTCAAAACCATTGGCATAAATGCCTCTCAATATCATTGGATCTAATCCGAAGGAATCCCATTCTTTCATACGTAAACAACCGGTAAAGTATTTAAGTTTTTAATTTAAACATGTTCACCGATGTAAAGATATGTATACGTTGTCGCAATTTGCCGACATTCGTTCCACGTATAGTTTACCTATAGAGGTGAAACAAAAAATCCATGCCTTATGTAAACAGTTGGGGACAGAGTTACCCTTTACGATGGTGCAAGAGTCCGTCCAATTGAAAGATTGTTTACGTGAATTGAATAAAATGACCGATGAAAACCAAGAAGAAAAACGAACTCTTCTTTGTTCTATTTTAGAACAACACCAAGAGGAGATACCGGCCTTTGCACCGATCTTTTTTCAAGCCTTGTGCAAACAAGTGTTTTTTTCAAAAATGTATGCATCCCTCTTTCTTACCTTACAACAATGGCCTATTTTTCAAGACGTGTTTCAGACACACTTTTCCATGTACGAAGAATCCTTTCACACCATTCGTACGTGTTCCCCCGATGACTACGATGAATATTGTAAGCTCAAGAAAGAAAACGATGAACGCAGAGCTTTTAGTGTCTTCATGGTGTACTGTGTACAAAATGGATCCGTGTCTCAATCGTGCTACGAGAAAACCATGGAGACCTTGGAACAATGTATACGAGAGACGGTGGTGCTAGATAAAAAGGAGGTCATGAATGAATATGTGGAACATTTGTATCTTCTTGTCACTACGATGAAACAAATGCATCCCCTGGTACAAGAGATCATCAAGATGAATCCAAAAGAGTATCCTGGACTGAACCATAAAATGATTTTTCGTTGTATGGATATTAAAGTGTAATAGTAATGGCGGCATTGGAAAAAAAATATTCCGTTACGGAAACAAGACAAGGAAAAGAACTATCTTGTGCTTATCATGTTTGCTGTAAATTATTGTTACGAAATATGGTTGAATGGGTTCATCCATTACCAATAGACAATGAAAAATTATATAATGATAACAATTGTAACCGATTTTTTGATACCGAAGAAATGGAATATCATGATCCACGTCATTTTACACCAGACATATGCACACAAAATGGACATATCAAAATACATTTATTTCGTTATTTTTATCAATTATATTTGAAAGCGAATTGTTCTAGAGTTGGCGCAGTTAAGCCAATGCATATGAATGTTCCTTGTATTTTTGAAATGCTCTATGAAAATGATAGTAGACAGCCTGTTAAAAGAATTATGGATGAGGTTATTCAACTCAAAGATCGTTTACATATTACATGGTCATCTACTGAAGTAATTAACATGCCTGGTTTATTTTCTGCCATTCAAAAAATAATTCGTTTAGGGTTTTATGTAGGTGCTTATTTAATAGATGAAACAACTTGTGGCGAACATGCTTCTCATGCAGTAACTGTTATAGATACTGTAGGTGAAAATCAAATCATATTTAAAGATTCATTAGGATCCAAAGATAATTATACTGCAACCATAGATGAAGTATTTCCACTAGAAAGTGATGTTTGTAAAAAAACTGGCGAACCATATCATTATCGTGTAGAACATTGTGTGTTTTTTTTGCCATGTAGACACGTACCAATCGGATTTGTGGATACATCTGAAAAAATAGAAGCATTCCATGCATGGTTAGATGAGTATACTAGTCATTTTCATGAACTACTTTCACCCTCAATATTCAATGTTGGTGATAAAGTAGCTACAGGATCAATCAGGGGGCAAATAGAAACTATAGTGGAGGATGGCTTCATGGTCACGTATAAAGAAGGCACCAGAACAAAAACAAAAAGATTTTCGGCAGATCAATTGACCAAAGTAGGTGGAACTCGTAGACGTCGCAAATCACGCAAACGAATTCGCTAAAGAGACCCAATAGGTGTCATCTTTGGATTCCAACGGCGTATACTGTATCGGTGTATCCCTCAGCCGGGTATTAAACTTGACCGTCCACCGCTTTACCTTGGCCTGCTGATATTTGTTAATTTCTTCAAACAATTGAGACAATGGTGGATTTACCCAATCAAAATGAATGAAAAATATTTTATATTCCTTTCCTTTCATGTCTATTTTAATACGTTCATCTACTTTAGACACAATGTTACACTGTAAGAAAGCATCAAATTCTTTTTTGATTCTTTCCGTGGTACAAGAAACGGGCGCATATCCAATGTAAAGGGATTGGTACGACATTAGTTCTACTTCACAAATTGATTTTATATTCTATTAGTAATGAATGAAATCATGAAGAGGCTCCGTGCCTACAAACCTTCTTCCAAATTACAGTCTTATCCTAAACCCATCGGTACTCTGTCCTATTCTTGTCCTCCTGAAGTAGACCTGGCTGAACTTACCCACTGTACCGAATATGTGGTTGGATCTCACAAAATTACCTTTTATTACACGACCGAAAAAATAGATGATTATTTCTCCTTTGTAGATCGTTTACTTTGGGTGTTAAATCCCAAACCCATCGTTGCTGACATTTTATTGACTTCTGCGAAAAAGTTTTACCCCAAAGGAAAAGTATTTGGACCCTCCAACGTCAATACGGGCTATTCTTCAGATAAAGTCGTCGTCTACCGTAAAGAAGAATGGTTCAAGGTACTCATTCATGAATTTTTTCACTTTTTACACCATGAACACGTCTTGTTTGAACCATCCTTACAAAAACGTATCCTATCCATCTTCAAGGTAGATTCAGAAGTGAACCTCTACGAATCTTACTGTGAAGTATGGGCAAGGACACTGAATTGTTGTATCCTTTCATCGTGTAACCATGTTCCCGTAGAAACCCTTCTCTACCATGAAAAAAAGTATTCTTTGCGACACATGGTGAATGTGCTCCATCATATGGGTCTTACGTATCCCCAGCTCTTTGAACCATCGGACTATAGAGAAGACACGAATGTATTGGCCTACATTGTTCTTACGGCCATATTGATGCATCACGATTTCTTGACCCATCACATAGCTCTCATGCCAGGCTTTACTTTGACAGACGCAGAACCCTATGTGGCTTTTCTAGAAAAACATTGCCACGATAAACACTTTTTGTATGCCGTGAAGCGCGTAAAACCGAAAGTCACCACTACCATGAGTTATTACGATGTTACAAAATGTATGGGTAAGGTATGAAAGTAGCAAAGAAAAAGACGGATGAAGAAATGAAACGTTTAGAAAATACATTTATCAAACCATCCGATATTGACACGATTCTACGTGACGATGCAACCGTTTATACAGAAGACGGCAAACTGTTACTTTTGTTTCGTAAAAAGAAATTAACGGGCGGACAAGAGTTTTATGACATCATTGCCGACTACATGAAGAGACATCCAAGTACGAACCGAGGCACGGCATCGGGAAGTACCACAAAGAATACACGTGAGAATCCAAAGATTCAAACGACCATTACGGGTTACTTTGATCGGTGGTCACCCATTCATAAACATTTGTTTAAAAAGAAGGGGATAAAGACGCCGATAGAAGTACGCGAAACGGCGTTTCTAGCGGATTATCCAGATGAATTTGAAAAAATGGTTCCCTTTATTGAACAAATAGATCGGTTATACAAGAAATATTTACCGGAATACTATGAGAAGCAGTACAAGAAAGCAAAAGAAACGCATTTCAAAATAGCGGACACGAGTTTTACCAGTACGACAATAAATTTAAATTTTACCACTACCATACATAAAGATAAGGGTGATGATGACGAAGGGTACGGGAACCTTGCTACTATCCAGCGCGGAAACTACACTGGAGCGGAAACGTGCTTTCCTCAGTACGGCATTGGGGTAGACGTACGAGAAGGTGATATTTTACTCATGGACGTGCATCAATGGCATGCAAATTTGCCCATAAAATTAGAAAAAGGTGCGGAACGAATGTCCGTTGTTTGCTACTTAAGAAAAAAGCTATGGGAGCGCACAAGGCATAAATCACGGGCGTTTATGAAAAGACATAATAAAACAGTAAAGAGTTTAAAAGAAAGAATATCCTAGCAGAACCTCCCTCATAAGGCTACCCTATTTCTAATGATAAGCTATAAATATTCTACAAACGTAATTTAAATGGAATCATAAAATAGCTGTATGATTTCAACGGTTTTGTCTGTTCTGTGCGTGAGCCAATACTCTATGGTTTCGCCTAAGGCATGTAATCGGTGTTTCCATTCCGTTTTTTTTGATTTTTTCACAGCGCATATACCTTTTTGGCCTACGCCCCAACAGGAAGTGACTTTTTTTCCATCTTTTTCGTACTCATCTGGATTAAATCGTATAAACACAATAGGTCTATGCGCCAAATCTTGAGATAGTTCCATGATACGTTTATTCTCACAACTACAATCGTAATCTACATGCTGATTCTCGTCTACTTCTACAATGAGTACCTGATCCATTAAATCTAATAACAAGTCAGGACGACGCCGTGAACATCCACCCGTTATTTTATCAGTGATCCATGGATGAGAATAGTTGGTTTTGACGTACTCTACTACCGAATATTCTTTTGTTTTATAGTTGCGTGTTACTGGCTTGTCTGGGAATAAATGCATATAACAATAGAAACAGTATCCCTCGTATTTTTCTCTTACACTTGTTGAACATAAATGTGTTTTACATATTTTATTTATTATATCTGTCATTCCATCTAATTTGTGCGATGAGCAATAAATTCCTTTTGTTTCACCTTCCATATTGAAGTTCGCCCGCTTATTACAGTCTGTGTAAATACATCTATCATGACTTACATCTACCATGTTTACATTTTTATGTTCTTTACAATAGAGTGCCTTTCCGCCTTCTAAATTAAAGGTTGGTATTTTATTACATCCTTTATGAATACATTTTTTGGTAACTACATTCACCATTCCATCCAATCTATGTACACTACAATAGATAGGACGTTCACCTTCTTTGTTATGTGATGGACGTTTTTTACAATCTTTGTGAATACATCTAGGATGACTTACGTCTATCATTTGTTCTTTTTTATGTTCTTTACAATAAATAGCTTTTTTACCCTCTATATTGAATTGTGGTTGTTTTTTACAACCCATATGAATGCATGATTTGTTGATTACGTCTACCATATCTACTTTTTTATGTTCTTTACAATAGATAGGACGTTCACCTTCTACATTATAAATTGGAAGTGTCCTGCAACCTGGATGAATGCACGTTTTGCTAACAACATTCACCATTCCATCCAATCTATGTACACTACAGTAGATAGGACGTTCGCCTTCTTTATTATGTGATGGACACGTTTTACATCCTTTATGAATACACCGTTTTTTTACTACATTCACCATTCCATCTTGTCGGTGAGTAGCACAATAGATAGGTCGTTCACCTTCTTTATTATGTGATGGACGTTTTTTACAATCCGGATGAATACACATGTACTAGTTAAGAATAGTATGAAAATCAATTTTATTTAAAGGTCTAAATCGTATACGTAACGATTTGTCCCATGATATTTACGAAATAAATTCAAATGCTAACTAGAACCCGCATAAATGTATATTGCTATCCTAAGTAAATGAAATGTTGTGTTTGTTTCAAAAAAACGAAGGGTTTATTACCTTGTCAACATTGTGTATGTTTACAATGTCGCGAAACAATTTATTATAGTGTATCTATCACAGAACGTCCCATTCAATTTTCAGAAATTGTGTGTCCTGAATGGCCTTTAACCGATAAACACCATGATAAATATGAAGCGTTTAGAGAGACATGGTTGGATAAGAAAAATAGTTATGTGAAATTGATAAAAATCCGAAATAATCTAAAATCCATAAGACCTGATTGGATGGAAACAGAAACCTTTTTGAAGTATAAAAATGAGTTATTATTATTTGAAGCAGATTGTGCAAAACTAGAGAAAGCGTGGAAAGAGTATCAAGAGAATATTGATATCCATAAAATATGTCCTTTATGTACAGACTATTACTTACACGGACAAATAAAAGTATGTAAAGAATCTTTGTTATCCTAAGTAATGTGTACTTTTTGCGATGATGTAGGAAGTCTTAGTTTACGAACCCATCATGATGTAGTTTCTTGTTATTCTTGCAGGTATCGTTTTCGTATAGATTTTGATGAACAAGTAACGGGTGAGTGTGGTGTTTGTTTTGAAGAAACCACGTTACTTACGTTACCATGCGATCATACACTATGTACGCGGTGTGTAAAAATCATCTATTATGGCATCCCTACTACACCAACACCGGTACACTGGAGAGAATTACCATTCCCCTCTTGGAAAGATATGGATAATGAAAAATATAGTGAATACAAAGCATTTAGATTGAAATGGCTTCATACGAATCCGCATGAAACCTTGCTGCAACGTAGAGATGCATTATGTTCTACAAGACCATCATGGATGAATACAGAAGCCTTTTTAGAATATGAAAATAATCTACTACAAGTCATTTGTTCACAAAAGAAATGGGATGAATATGAAGATCAAAAATTCAAAGGAAATGGTAGCTGTCCCTACTGTAAACGTAAAAAGAGAACACATAAATGTATATTACTATCCTAAGTATGTTTCAACCTTGCTATTTTTGTGATGAACCGAGTAATTGTCTTCTCTATTATAATGGATTTTATGTTTGTTATTGTTGTCGTACCTTTGAGTTACCCATAGATTATAATGAACAAGAAACCGGCGTATGTGAAGTTTGTTTTGAAAATGCTACCCTACTTACGCTACCTTGTTATCATAAACTATGTTTACATTGTTGCAAGACAATTTATTTTGGTATAGCCACTACACCAAAACCTTTGAACTGGAGAGAAATAGAGGGTCCTGATTGGCCATTTGTATTAGACGAGAACGACGAACGTATCAAATATGATGAATATCAAGAATTTCATACGCAATGGTTTAATCTAGATAATAGTTATGAAAAATTAATAAGAATTAGAAATAATCTACTATCTATCAGACCCGATTGGATGAATACGGATACCTTTTTACAGTATGAAAAGGAAGAGTTATACTATCATTGTGAATGTAAAATGCTAGAGAAAGCATGGGAAGAGTATAACGATAACAAATTTAAAGGAAATGGATCTTGTCCTTTTTGTGAAACGTCAAAACGCCATCACTGTTGGAACTGTTTCTTGGAAAAACTAATCTAATACTATGGAGATGTGCGAGGCGATTCAAGGTAGACACCCCATTTCATTTCATTATGAAAATGAAAAAAAAGGAAAAAGAACCGTGCATGCGTATGCATTCGGAAAAACACGTGCAAATCATGATGCCATTCGCGCCTACTTGAAACATGGTGTTTCTTATTCCAAAGACGAACCACCATGGAGACTGTATCGGTTAGATCGTATGCGTAACGTTCGCGTACATAAAAAGACGTTTCGTAAAAGACCCTACCATGGTGATAAATCGTTAAGAATACGGTGTTGAGTAGGTTCTGCAAAAAAAGGGTTCTTTTTATGGGTTTTTTTATGATATTGGGCAATAGGGGGGTCGTAGGGGCTTGCCCTACAACCCGTTACCCGGTGAAGCTGGAAGCTTCCTACCACTGATGATCCTTACCGAGCGCGATTTGTTTGTATACGAAGAAGACCGTGTAGATGTGTTTGTCGCCGTTCATTAGGTTGTCGCCTTTCACAACCGTGTAGTCCTTATTGTTGACTCGTACGCCATCCTCGGTTTTCTCCACCTTGGCACAGCCGTCGTAACCGCAAACATCAAAGTATGACATTTATCCTGTGCAGGCATTGACTCAAAAAACGTTTCAATTTTGAGCTTCCAGCTCAACCGGATTGCAACGGATCTTTGTAGGGGCAAGCCCCTACGACCCTTTATTATGGGGGTTGTAGGGGGGCACGCCCCCTACCCGGTGAACTGGAAGCTTCAAGGGAGGTGCGGAACCGTAGGTTCTGCCTAGTACCCTTTGGTCATGGCGTTATAGTAGCGAGGGACATCTTTTTCTTTGATATGGTTACGATCTACTAGAGCAATACTATCGGTATTGAACCGACAAATGGGTTCATCATTGGGTGTCATAGAAATGAGTGTTCCGAGTTCTCCCTTCCAGCGATCACAAAAAAAGACTGGATGTACTAGATTCACCAAGGTAGCAATTTCTAGTAACGTAGTGGTGTCTGATACTTCATGTTTCACAATGGATTCGTCAGGCATTTCAATGGTTAGAAGCATAAGGTATAATGAAAATAAATCTTTAATACTAAATAGAATCATAAAAGAGCTGAATCATTTCAACGGTTTTGTCTGTTCTGTGTGTTAACCAATACTCTATGGTTTCTCCCAAAGCATGTAACCGTTGTTCCCATTCCACCTTTTTTGATGGTTTCACGAGACAGGTACCTTGTTTATTTTGTCCCCAACAAGAAGTAACCTTAGTGTCGCCTTTTTGGTACTCATCTGGATTAAACCTTATAAACACAATGGGTCTATGTGCCAAATCTTGAGATAGTTCCATGATACGCTTGTTTTCACAACTACAATCGTAATCTATATGCTGATTCTCGTCTATTTCTACAATGAGTACTTGATCTATTAAATCTAATAACAAGTCAGGTCTTCGTCGTGAACATCCACCCGTTATTTTGTCAGCTATCCATGGGTGAGGATAGTTGGTCTTGACATATTCCACTACAGAATATTCTTTTGTTTTATAGTTTCGTGATACTGGCTTGTCCGGAAATAAATGCATGTAACAATATAAGCAATATCCGTCGTATTTTTCTGTTACACGCGTTGAACATAAATGTGTTTTACATGTATTACCTTTTACATTCACCATTCCTTCTTTTCGGTGAGTACCACAATACATAGGTCGTTCACCTTCTTTGTTAAAGTTTGGTATTTTTCTACAGCCTTCATGGATACACTTATTGTTTTTCACGTTAATCATTCCTTCTTTTCGGTGAGTACCACAATACAAGCCTTTGGACTCACCTTCTTTGTTAAAGGCTGGATGTTTTCTACAGCCTTCATGGATACACCTATCATTTTTCATGTTAATCATTCCTTCTTTTCGGTGAGTAGCACAATACAACCATTTTGACTCACCTTCTTTGTTAAAGGTTGGTTGTTTTCTACAGCCTTCATGGATACACCTATTGCTTTTCACGTCAATCATTCCTTCTTTTCGGTGAGTACCACAATACAATCCTTTGGTCTCACCTTCTTTGTTAAAGACAGGTCTCGTTTTACAGCCTTCATGGATACACATATCATGTTTCACATCAATCATTCCTTCTTTTCGGTGAGTACCACAATACAATCCTTTGGTCTCACCTTCTTTGTTAAAGGTTGGTTGTTTTCTACAGCCTTCATGGATACACCTATTGCTTTTCACGTCAATCATTCCTTCTTTTCGGTGAGTAGCACAATACAATCCTTTGGTCTCACCTTCTTTGTTAAAGGTTGGTTGTTTTCTACAGCCTTCATGGATACACATATCATGTTTCACATCAATCATTCCTTCTTTTCGGTGAGTACCACAATACAATCCTTTGGTCTCACCTTCTTTGTTAAAGTTTGGTATTTTTCTACAGCATTCATGGATACACTTATTGTTTTTCACGTCTACCATTCCTTCTTTTCGGTGAGTACCACAATACAATCCTTTGGTCTCACCTTCTTTGTTAAAGTTTGGTATTTTTCTACAGCATTCATGGATACATCTATTGCTTTTCACGTCTACCATTCCTTCTTGTCTATGAATACCACAATACATAGGTCGTTCACCTTCCTTATTGTAAATAGAACGTGTTTTACAACCTGGATGAATGCACATGTACTAGTTAAGAATCGTATGAAAATCAATTTTATGAAAAATGGTCACAAGACCATTTTTCGTTTCATAACACTGTATTTAGCATTGAAATAGCTAGACGATTAACTATAACAAAGCTTTAATACTTTTTGCGTGTATGTAATCGTATCTCGCTCATACCATTAGCACGATGGAAAATGGTAACCAAGTCTGGGTATTTCTTCTTCAAGTAGTTAGCTGACAAACGGTTGCGTTCAAACCGATCTTCTCCCAAACCACCTTTAGCTAAGAATTTTGTTTTGATGGCAATATCGTTGAAACGTAGTACACCTCCATCTTTCAAGTAATAAAGGATAGATTGCTCGTAATCTTCTTTACCTTCACTCTTGGTACTTGGATTCAAGGTCTTGTCGTGTCGCACAATAAATCCATGTAATGCACCGATAATAAACGAAAGACCTTTAAATGACTTTTTCTTCATAAAAAAACCGTTCCTCACTGGATATATCCCCCACATGTACTTCTTTTCCTTACGTAGTTCTTCCAAAGCGTGTTCAAAAAAAGTCTTGACTTGTTTCAGAGGTGTCAACTTGTCACCACTCAGACGAAACAATCCTTCTATGTCGTCGTCTATGGATACGACATACTCACCTTCTTTGAAATAGTTTCTGATGAAGATGCGTTGCCTTGCGATTCCCTTTTCACCGACAATGATACGATGGTACTTGGTAGATGGTATGACATCTTCATACTTCTTTTTTTCTGCTTCATTGGCTACAAAAATATAAATCTGGGATGGATCAATACCACCATCTAGTAACGTAGTGAGCGTTTTACGTTCCAAGATATCGGACCGATTATAGGTAGGAATGGCTATGTACATAGTAAAGTACTACAAAAAAAGGTGTGCCACTTGGCTTTTTATAGTTTTATACCGGTGAAGCCTACAACCCATTAGGGAGGTGCGGAACCGTAGGTTCTGCTATGCAAGCAACGCAAATGCCCGCAATGTCATTGCTGGTGGAATGTCTTCCGGGTTAGGTGATGGCCACTTCATGACAATGTAGATGTAGCGTCCGATTTGCCACACACCAACCGAGTCGTTTCGTAACGTACACTGCGTCCCGAAACTGTGCTTGGCGATACCATTGGTCCACGCGTCTACGAGTAGTTTGCGTCCTTCCTCGTACACGGGAGCTTTTTCTGAGCGATAATGAAACAGTGGTGATAATGTTTTGTCCTTGTCTAGACGTGCCTTTGCCAGTCGCAGAATCCGATCACGTACCTCCTTGAATGCATCCCAATCCGATTCCAGTATCACTTTTGCGGCCTGCTTATCTGTGAGAGGTGCGGCGGACGGGAGCTCAATGCGAATGATAGGAATGGACATGGCGAATCTATGAAACCCTTAGCGTGTTTAACGTTTCAATTTTTTGAGCTTCCAGATCAACCGGGTAGGGGCAAGCCCCTACAACCCCATAATTAAATAATTAAAATAACGGGGTTGTAGGGGGCTTGCCCCCTACGCAACGGATCTGTAGGTTCTGCAAAAAAGTTGAAATGAAAAGGATGGAGATCACTGCATAGCTTTCAAAAATGGCAATCTACGAACAACAAATTCGCGTGATGGAGGAGAACCTTGCTCGGTTCCAGGAACAAGCGTGGGGCATGCTTCTTGCACCCATGCAGTCGGGCAAGACGAGCTCGTTCCTTTTGACGGCATGTGAAATGATGCGATCCGGCAAAGTGGATCGCGCGGTCATCTTCACTGGTTGTCGCGACACGGATCTTCGGGCACAACTCAACGACGACAAACTCAAGTTCAAAGAACTCTACCAGCTGTTTCTTCATTCTCAAGGTGTGGAAGGACACGATCTCATCTCTGGCGGCTCATTGGTGGACAACATTAAGATTTATTTTGGACAAGATCTAGACACATGTGAGGCACAAGACAAAACACTCTACATCTGGGAAGAATCACACTACGGACAAAGCCACAAACAAGAAGTGGACCTTTTCCTTCGCCGCATGGGCATTCAAGCAACCGGCATTCTTCCCGGAAGCTGTTTCATGCTCAGCGTTTCGGCGACACCCTTTTCGGAACTCTCGGATCATCACCACATGACTCAGGACAAGTTTGTGGTTCGCCTCATTCCTTCGGACCAGTACCTGAGTGTCAAGAAAATGATGACGAATGGCCAAATTCGTACCATGAAAGATCCGGTCAAGGAACTCGCGGACATTCTTCGTCCCGTTCAAGACGGCTATGTTTTGATTCGTGCGACGAAAACACAGCAAGCGAAGATGACGTCCATTGCGATCGCCTCTGGCTTTGAGGTAGTACAGTGTGACATGGACCACAACTATGACCTAAACACAAAACTAAAACATCTCCCCACTAAAAAAACACTCATCTTCATCAAAGGACGATGCCGTATGGGAAAAAAACTAGACAAAACACATTTGCGCGTTTGCATGGAAACGTCCTCCGGTAAAACAGACACCCTTCTCCAAAGTCTCATTGGACGTGTCTGCGGGTACGATTCGCGACCGGACATTCTTATTTACGTAAAAAATCTTCCCCTGGAAGAACTTGAAAAATACAACGCACTACATGAAGGCGACTTTACCTCTATCCCCTCCAAGGCCATGAATGTCGTGCGCAATACCAAAACACGATCCCCTCTCAAACCTATTTGCATTATCCTGGACGAAGATCCGGAGGCATGTCTTGCCCGAAACGTGCTTCAAAAAATTAACCATCTACAGCATGAAAATTCGGTGGAAGACATGGCGATTGCTCTACCAATCATACGTCAGCTTGCGGAAGCCTTTTCCAAGTTGCCAACTGACCGTTCCCCAGAAGAAAAAAAAATGGCGAAACATTGGATTCAACATAAAAAAGGTGCAGTGTACAAGGCTGCCATGCCCCTCATTGAAGAAGCCTATCGGAGTGGTACGGCACAGTGCGAGTTCGGTAGCGGTGCCGGTGCTTCTGCTACGGAAGATGAGGTAGTTGTATGGCGTAATAAACGACGCCTCTACATTACCATGCAAGTAGAGAAGGGCGTGGTACCCGTGACGACAAAACGTGAAGTCTTTTGCAGGGAAACTGTGGATGGTGGTGCCATGTTCGTAGTACCGCCGACGACACGCAAGGATCCCCTTGAACTCAAGAAAGCGTTGGATGCCCTCATTGAAGCCTCGCGTGAATTAGGACCTGGAAAACTAACTTCTAACGGATTTGGTGAATACATTTTGCTCACAGAACCCGTATTTGAGTATTTACAAACACTTGCTTCTGAATGGAAAACAAAAGGCGTGATTCTCAAAACAAAAAAAGTACGCAAGCCGGCAGGTATGACGGATGTACGGTTATCTGAAATCTCTTGGACACAACCATCACGGCTTCCTACCGTAGCGGATCACATGCTATCTTCCTCTCAGTAGGGGTACACCCCTACAACCCCACAAAAACAAAAATAAAAAAACAAAATAAAAAACAAAAAAACAAAATAAAAAACAAAAAACAAAAAAGTAGAATAACACTTTTTTTGTAGGGGCAATCCCTACGACCCATAATAATTAAAATAACGGGGTCGTAGGGGCTTGCCCCTACTTAAAAACATTTTTTGTCATTCTATGTATGGACTCGTTGGATAATAAACGAATGTTATGGGATACGTTGGTAGAACAACATTGGTTTAAAGAAGAAGTATCTGTAGAAAAGACGCAAGCTTTATTTGAAACGCTTCTGAAAGAAATCAATGCCATGGAGGTAGATCTGCAAGAAAAAAATCGTCTGTTTTTAGAACAATGGCAAAAACAATTAGATAGTGCTGCGTTGGTCGCCCGATCTGCATGGCTAGAAGAACGCATGAACCAAAAACAATTCAAGGTACCACCTACGGCAGGTGAACTTGCTGAAATCAAGCAACTCCTCTATCGTATCTTGGAGATTATAGAGTGAAAAATTTACAAATAAAGTAGAAAATCAATAACCCAGCTATTTCTAACACGGCATGAAATGGAAAGTTTGGCATCAAGGATAACATTTTCCCACAGTTAAGTTTCTCATTATAAAACAATGCCATGATGGTTACACCTAGAGCTAAGATAATCAAAATATAGTTTTGTTTATCTTTAGGTATGTACTGATAATAATACGTAAGAATAGAAAAAAAGATGAGTAGAGACGATGAAAAATAATAGACAAACGATAAAAAGAAAAAAGCATATACATCAATACATAGCAACACAAATAAATACGTAATAAATAATGCTGATGGTGATTTCTTTGTAAGATTATAAAATGCAATCAAATAACAAAAGTTCACAAAATAAGCTAATGTATGTATAATATTGAGTTGTAGATAATTAGGTAAATGAATCACGTGAGAAAATGTATGTACACATTCAAAAATCAATAGTGAAAAAATCAACAAAAAGGAGTACCATTGTTTTACTTGAAACAAGAAATACAAAATAATAAAAATACTAAGTACATTCACGGCAACAGACCATGGCTGTGCAATCCCTTTCTTCGGTTTCTCACAAGTAGAAAATGGGAATAGATAATCCTTCATAGTTAAGCTCTTTATTTTCTCCGTTTTGTTTTACTTTTACGATATTTACGTGTTCGTTTACCACCGTAACCGACGCCATATCCTCTAGGATATACATGGTCTCTATCTCTTCCTGATTGTACATTACATGATTCATCTAATATATTTGCTACATTAACACGTTGGTATTTATTAAATAAATAAATTAAATTAAATAATATTTGAGTATTAAAAAAAGTAAATAAATTTGGAACTCTAACTGGAATATCTTTATGTGTAAAAAAATCATCAAGAAATGGTTGATCTTTTGCATTAAGACTACCTGGTTTACCTAATATAAATGCTTCTAGTTCTGGACGAGTACATGTAAACATATCCATTGTTCTTCCTTGAAAAGCAATAATAAATGCTCTTTTTGTAGCATCATAACTATAATTTTTCAAAACCCATAAACCACGCATACTAGAAAAACGTTCACATGCACCTTCTGTATCTATTTCTTCACCACGTTTATCTCTTTCATCCTTCTTCATAGCTTGATATTCTTGACGTGAACATCCTACTAATCCTTTTTCTAATGATAAAGCAGTTTGTATATGTTCGGATGGTTCTCTTACTTTAAAAGAAGCACATCCATATCCACCAAGATTTTGTTTATTAATGGTTACATTCCGTGTACCATTCACAGTTCTTTCAATTAATTCACCGTGACATGCTATGTATATGCCTATTTTTATTTCATCATCCTCATCAAGACCCTTCATACGTTCAGCAAAAATGCCCGCGGTTGCTTCTGCTTTTGCTGCCATATTATAAGCTCTTTAATTTTTCCAAAGACGTTTTCTTCTTCTCATTATCGTACAATGCTCCCGTACCCAAATTGACAAACCCTACCGGTCGTTCATCTAACGAAAACAAAATCTTTAATTCACCCTCCGACTTACTAGGATAAAACTTGACCGCCTTTTCACCCTGAAATTTCAAAAATCCAGCCTTTTCCTTTTGAATATTTTCACCTATATCTTTGTCTCCCGTTACATCCTTCGTTGCATCCGGATAATAAGAATACACCGAGGGATCCTTTTCAGCAATTCTCAAATAATCCTTATCGTACAAGAAACAATCTACCGATGCTTTTTTGATACAATCCATAATAGACGTATTGAGTGACCTCTTTCGCTTAGAAATAGAAAATAAAAATTCATCCGTAGACCCTGGCTTTCCCTCTACTACATCCATTTTCAACTCTTCTGATATTTTATCCGGGAACGACATGATGTACATGTGTACTTCTACGAATTGTTCCTTTACCGGTAAATCCTTGTGACTGCAAATGCGTCTCGCGCGTCCAATCACTTGGTCAATACGTACGGGGTTCCAGTAAGGTTCCATGATGTGTACATATTGGACTTCCTTTAACGAAATACCTTCCGCACCCGCCGACGTAATCATAAAGATTTGAATGTTGATCGCCTCTACTTGCTTACGTAACCGATCCGGTACATAATCCCAATTCTTGTTAAACACGTTACGAATCAACTCTTTTTCTTCTTGTGATTTTGTACCAATATAGGTAACGTACATGGGTTTCGTAGGATCCGATACGTTCAGTTCCCAGGTATCCCGCTTGACTAATTTAAATTCCGTATACCCCTTGGAATCCAATACCTTGGAGAAGAGAGCAATTCCTTCAATCGTTAAGAATTGACTGTACACCAAATGTAAGCCTTTGGTATATTGGATGACGCGCGCCATCTCCGCATACTTTGGACTATAGGCCTGAATGTTACTGGTATAATCGGACGCATCAATCGCCTTGAAAAATTGTTCAATGTCACGTGTAGAAAGCTCCTCGTTTTCATCCTCTTCTTTGCCTGGTCTCTTGGCGCGCACATCACGCGGGTACGTTGTATTACACATCAAACGTGAATGAATACGGTACGTACCTGGAATATCGTCATCTTTTGGTTTCTTGACCTTTTCGCGTTTCCGCTCCTCTGAACGGACAATAGAATATTCATCCAATTGAACTTTGGACATGGGAATGGTATGCAAAATGGGTTCGCGTAAAGACGGCATCAATTGAGTTAAATCGGGGAAATACGAACATAAGCCAGAAATACGGAACATTAATTGTTTTTGATTGACCAAGGTTGTTCCCTGAATGTAGTGGGCGTTAAATTCTTTTTCCGAATCAGGTAACAACGTTTGTTGTTTGACGGCAACCTTTTTACCGAGATACTCTTCCAGACGTTCCTGGTATGGTTCTAGATCCTTGGCATAGCTTACTTCGTGATCCTTTTGAATAAATCCATCGGGAAGTTGTGTGAAATACATGGTATCTCCCGTAGAATAGACCATATCAGTATCGGGTAGAGCCTCGCGTACATCTGCCTCTTTGACTCTTATAGAACACGAGTATGTCGTAATGTACCCCTTTAGCATGTTGAATAAAATGGAAACCTCATGGGAATAGTTAATGACGGGTGTTCCGGTTAACAAAATGATCTTGCATTTCTCCGCTTTCATGAGTAAATCATAGAGTTGCATGGAGGGATGTGTTGGATCCGACAACTGGTTTACGATACGAGAGACAAAGTTATGCGCCTCATCAATCACCACTACTTTATTGGAAAAGGGATTTCCATTCGCCGTGAGTCGTTTAAAGGTAGAGGCTTGAATACCATTGTAGTGAATGAATTGGTATTGCGTGCGAATCATTTTTTCAATTTGTTCTTGAATAGATAACTGCTCTTCTGGTAAGAGATCATCATAATTAGACGCCTTGTTTTCACGAACCCATAGTCCACGTGTTCTACCTTTTCGTATAGGGTCCGTAAAACAGCACTCTTGTAATTGTTCCAACGTAGGGCTAGTGGTCCATGTCCAATGTTGATGGGTCTTATACTGAGGACTACCACATTTCTTTAATTCTTGTACATAGTTGGTTTCCAAGGAAGCGGGAGACATGACAACAATGTTTTTATAAGGCTTTAACTTTTCTGTAATGGCAATGGAAGAACACGTCTTACCGGATCCTAACCCGTGGTACAAGAGTACACCACGATAAGGCGTATCTATATCCATATAGGTCTGGACTAACTTTTGATGGGGTAACAAGGTAAGCTCCTCTTGCATGGAAGCACATGAAATGTCTTTTCGGGGTACAAATTCTTGAAGCAACGGTTGTATCTTGTTCATGAATACCATACGATTCGGCATGGTAAAGGATTGATTGGTAATGGGTGGATCTAGTTTGGTACAGCTTGCACGTATCGTAATTAAAAATTCTGGAATGGTAATCATGCCTATTTTTTTTACCACAAAGGTATCCAGAGTCACAAAGGCGCGTTTCACTTGTTTTACAGCAGGCACCTCTACATGAAAGCCCTTCATAAATTCATCATAATCAAAGGGAATGTCTTTCATTGCAGTTTGAACAAATATACCTGGATATGATTTTGGAACCGTTTTTATCAATAAGGCTTCCATAGTCTTACCTTAGACAATTTCGCGGTATAACTGGGCGAGACCACATGGTATGGTACTTTCCAAACATTCTCCTTGTATTTGTTTTTGTTCTCTTACATTTCTTCGTACGACATAATTCATCAACACCATACATAAATAAAACAAGGAAAGAATCACGCTTACTTCCGTAAATGGTGTCTTTTCTAGACACGTCCTCGCCGAATAAATACAAAGGTCTTCATGCTGTACACAAACACTAGGCACACCATTTATCATCATGTAGCCGGTACAATCCGTTCCTAGACAATACTCTACACGGTTGGGACATTTATTTTCTTTCATGTAGTAGAGTTCATACCAAAGCCGATGAATACTAATAACGGTCAATGCATAGGTGAGAAATGCGATGGTATAATTAGGCTTATTTGCCATGGCATAAATATGACATGGAAAAAAATGACTCATGGCACAAGATTCACAGTCTGGTTCACATAGGGACGTTTTCCAACGATGTAAAGATGCGTACATGTTATATTATAGACACATTCTTTCTAAATGAAATACAAAGTATGCATCTATGTCATACACCTCCAGTTCATCACGTAAATCGCGGCATAAATAAGGATGACGTTTTACACGGTCAAGCAACAATAATGTAAAGTCTTTTCCTTTATGATAAAATAACGTTCGTAACATGTAGGCGATGGACATGTTACGCATGCCGTGCATGAAATAAGCAATCATGATTTCATCCGTGTTGATAAAATCATACCAAGGTCCCTCAAATAATTCCCAGTAAAGTTCACCAAAGGTAGCCTGTTGATGATAATAAGAGCCCATGCGCCACTGTGGAGAGGTGCATGGTCTTGCAAAATCTTGAATGTAGCGTGAAATCTCATCTGGCATCATTTTTCAAACCCACAACAAAAAACGTTTCAATTTTAGCAGAACCTACGGTTCCGCACCTCCCTTGTAGGGGGCTTGCCCCTACGACCCCATTATTATTTTCATTTCAATAACGGGTTGTAGGGGGCACGCCCCCTACCCAATTGGTTGCAGTACGAACTGCAGAAGGTGAATTCATGGTATTATCAAAGACGGGTTCATACCCATTCCTATAGCCTACATTGGATAAATATTGTTTGTACCCTCCTCTAGTTTTTTTCACTTTTCTTGTTCTTCTTGTTCTTCTTGTTCTTCTTGTTCTACGCGTCTTCATACTATAACGCCCTAAAAGTAGGGGCAAGCCCCTACCCGTTGAAATCCATTCTACATACGGGACAAATGCTTACCTTTGCTAAACATTTATGACAACAGACATGACCACAACTTGTTTTTTTTATCGCCTTTTCTAGACAAATACAACATCTTTCTTTTTTCTTCGTATATTTTTTAAAGGTACGATAGGCGACTTCGTCCAATTCACCGGGAACTATAAATTCTCCTCTTTTTTTAGAATAAACTAATGCACCTAAATGTGCATGCGTTTTTTGAATACATTCTTCCATATTCCACATATCTGTGTTTTCTTCGTCAAATATATATTCATATCCATACAAACGTTCGTCCGTGTCTTCACTAATCAGTTTAAAGTAAAATTTTTTACACATTAACTCCACCTTGTATTCCACCTTAAATCGTACTTCCAATTCATCAATGACAAGGTTGATTTCAAAGGCATGTTCACGCATCAACGCAATTGCGAGAGACATTTTAATAGAAAGAATGAAACATCAGAAATCAATTTTTTGAACCTTCCAGGTTCACTGGGTAGGGGCAAGCCCCTACGACCCCGTTATTTAGTTATTTAGTTATTTTAGTTATAGGTTAATTTGCCGTGGAGATTCGGTAGCTTGAGGTGCTTCGGTAGCTTGAGGTGCTTCGGGTTTGCCATCTATCATTCCAAAAATAAAAACCATTCCCTTTACCATTCCATAAATAAAAAGAAACCCTATAATAAAATAAAGGAGTATATACAGCCAATTCAAGTTCAACGGTTTAGAGGGGACCGGTTCTTTATACACAATATCCCCTTCTTCTCCTGTAGGCTGACAATCAATATAAATCTGTCCATCTCCTGAAAATCCATTCTGGGTCGTTCCCTTTTTATTATAATAACATTCACCTGGATGAACCGAAATGTAAGAATCGTGAATCAATCCACCTAAAGCATCTAAAGTAGCTTTTTGTATTTGAATGGACTGTTTTGGAAAAACAACATATTGATATTGTGCATCACCACACGTGCCATAAGGAATGGTTCCCGTATAGGAATAATATGCACTTTTTGGAACTAAAAAATTTAAATTAAAATCTTGTATATTCAACGTAGTACTTGCTTTTTGAGCAGGTGCATGTTTAATAATGTCATCCAATATGTTGGATCCCGTAGAAGCGTTTGAATTTGCACTCGCCATGATAGGTATACAAATCAATAGTCCTCCATTATCACTGTTATGAGTAATGACCATTTCTCCATCTGCATATTGTCCATCAAATGTATGAATGGATGGTTTATAAATTCTTATTTCTTGAGGTGAATATTTTAGAGAATTAAACATGACATCACTACTTCCATCATACCGTATTAATAAACAATCCGATTGATTGGTTACGGTACAACTACTATTTCCGTAATTGTACCATAATAAACATTTTAGGGAACACGAATTTGTATTTCTTGTTACAATATTAATAGGTGCAGTACAACTCATTACTCTTTTGATTTATTAAAATTTTTCATGGCCTCTGCTAAAAAACCTTTGGGTAAACGATTCATCATACTTTCCGCTTGCTTCATCATGGGTCCTAAATCTTTGGCCATCGCAAACAATTCTTTTTGTCTACCACCTAACAACTCTGCTTGTTGTGAAAGTCCTTCTAAAGAAGACCCACTTAGTGTGGTAGCGTCACCCTTTTTCTTTGCGACTGGTCCTACCGGTTCAGACTTTGGGGGAGTTGGGGTTTTTGCGTCTGCCGTCATACCTTCCAAATAAACAGACCTTGATAAAGCAGCCACTAGCATACCGATAAAGAGAACAAGTCCTTTATTCTCCACTGCCGTGCTTGCAAGACCAGCAAGGATAAGAATTCCAGTTGCTTTCCAGTCCTTTACACTGACATACGCAATTATATTAAGAATCACAATACCCATGATTGCATACGTTGAATTGTCTAAAGAACCTCCACGTTTCATATATTCATTTTAGACTTTAATTTTCTCACAAAGGGTTGGAAACGTAGAAGGGTCTACCAAATAATCATGCATATACGTAAAGTAATCAAAACTAAACAATACAAAAAAAGATAAATCTTCCGAGACATTCGTCAAAAACATAATCTTTTGTAACAAGGGGGTCAACTCTTCTTGTCTCGCTTCGTACATGGTTTCAATCGTAGGAACAAGTTGATCTACCGAATCACATCCACACGCCCTTAATAATTCTTGTTGGTACAATTCTAGCGAATCCGTTTCCATATAGGTACAACGAAACGACCTATCGTACATAACGTGGATACGCCAAGTATTTTTAAATGGTTATTCTATGGACGCACGAAAACGAAAAGTGATGAAAACCTTGAAATCTACAAAACGATGCGATGCGTTATGTAAACAATATCTAAAAAAGTTAAATCGCAAATTTGCAAACCGTTTGGAGCCCTACATTCCAACTGAAAGTGCGAATGAAGAAAATTATCAAGATTGTAGAAGACTCATCTGTAATGAACCATGCAACGGTGCTCTACTTTATGGATCCCCCCAAGAACAAGTAGACTTCTTGAAAGAGATCAAGCATGGATTTCACAAAAATTATACACGAAAACAAGTAGCCGCCCTTAAGAAAAAAGGTGCCTTGTCTGGTTGCAGTAAATATCCTTATTTAGTCTAAACATTTATTCATGTATCTGTAAATACGCTGTACATCTAACAACGTAATCTCAGTATTCTCTAGAAGCTGCGCGATTTGTACATCCGTATGGGCTGGCTTTAACGATTGCATATAATGAAATAAATCCTTTTTATCCATACAGAGTTCCGTACACATTTTTTGAATGAATCCATTGTTGTTATATTCATTGGAATATTTCGTCAGCACTTTCGTAAACCGAATTTCCGATACTTTTGTAGTCGGTCCTTCTTGATGAAACAAATAATTCATATAAAAGGTCTTTAGTAGAAAACTCATTTCATTGAATCCCCATAATTGTTTCTGAAACATGATCCGATCTAAATAATCCGCGAAACAAATTTCCTGTAACAACGTATAGTAGAGCGGAATCTTTTTCTTCATTTTTTGGATCAAATCAATACTATTTTCATGCCATAACAAGGAAATAATCGTTCGCTCTGTATCATTAATGTAGACGTGGTCCTGAAAGGCGACTGGTGTGTTCAAAAGACGCTTCGCGATTTGTCTAGAATCTTCATGAACAGGTGAATACAACATATTTTGAATATCTCCCTGAAAGTGCATTTTTTCAGCTTTTACCAATTGATAAATCTTTTTTAAATCTTTAATATCCGCAGAAAGATGGGCATACGTAGGCGCCACAACGCGTATCAATTGCTGGATCTGTACAGGTGTAGGAAACGCCAATTCAATGACGTAACAACATTTCATCAATTCTTTCATTTTTTTATCATACGTTGTATTCCCAATACAAATGATGGGAACGTGCGTCATTTGCTCCAACTTTTGTTTTTTTGTTTTTTTAGGTCGTATCAGTTTGATAAGTGAATTGATTCCACCTTTATCCCCATTATTCATACATTCAATTTCATCCATCAAAATGACCAATTTCGTCTTTTTCTTATAAAAAAAACTCATAATGTTTGTATCCGACATGTTACTGACATTGATACTGTCTACGATATTTTTGTTGCGTGAATCACTTGCCATGTACGTGATAATGTCATAGCCTAACTTTTTCAAAATAGATGTGGCAAAGGTTGTTTTGCCACACCCAGGTGGTCCATGTATATAAATACTTCTTTTTTCTGTTTCATTATGCTTATTGTACTGGTTTAAAAATTGGATCATGGCGGCTTCTTCGGTATGACGAGATAAGAATTGATTCATTTCCATTAAAATAAATACATAATAGAGTTTCAAGTAGTTAACGCAAATGAAAAAAATTGATTTGCCGATCGCTGTTCTATTTGTAAAAAATGTTGTTCTCCATGGAAGGAAATATCGGCTCCGGCAAATCCACACTTATCAGCGCTCTGAAAAAAGAATACGCTGAGATTGCTGGTCTACCCGTTGTCTTTGTGGATGAACCCGTCACCCAATGGGAAGCGATCAAGAGCGAAGACGGCAAAAATATGATTGAACTCTTCTACGGGAATCCAGCGCGTTACTCGTTCGCTTTTCAAATGATGGCCTACATTTCTCGCCTTGCCATGCTACAGGAAGCGATACGCGAAAATCCAAAGGCCATCATCATTACGGAGCGTTGTTTGCTCACAGATTATCACATTTTCGCCAAGCTACTTTACGAAAACAAGTCCATGCTTCAAGAAGAGTACGAGATTTACAAGACATGGTTTCATTCGTTTCAAGACATTCACGTAGACGGCATCATTTATGTAAGGACAGACGCCTCGGTTGCCTTTGAACGCTGCAAGCTACGGTCTCGTCCCGGCGAGACAATTGATGAGGCCTACCTGAAACAGTGTCACGAGAAACACGAAGAGTGGATACAAGAAGAGTATGACTTGATCATTGACAATAACATCACAGAACAAGAAGAGGCCTTATGGATGATTCACGATTATATTTCCGATGTGGTATGGGAACATAAAGACCCCGAGCCCTACGATTATACCCTGATGTACATCATCGTTGTCTGGATACTTATAAATATTCTAAGCTTTCAAAAAAGCAATCTATTTCATTCTCGTTTGTACCGGATATAGATAAATTCGCCATAAACGTCCGATTTTCCTTTGCATACGCTAATAAAGAAGGTACACCTTTTACTTGCTTTTTTGATTGTAGAGCAGCATACACGTCGGCATCTATGGTTCTATCCAATTGCAAGCAAACGTAAGGACACGTTGCTAATTTCTCTTGTACGTAGGGTTTGATGGTTTTGCACGGTGAGCAATCGGTAGATGTGAAGAAAACCAGAACAATGTCTTTTCCTAAGTGAGTCAAAAATTCATCCCGTTTCATACTAACCAACCATGGAGTCTATTTAAACTTTATTTTTTGTAAAATAATCATATAATTTTTCACGATGTTGTGTAGACTTTTGTTTTTTTACCTTGTCTAACAACGCAACGGCATCATTGATTTCTTGTTGACTAACTTCCCCATCTTGATTCGTATCAAATAAATGATATTCTCTATATTTTTTAGGTAAAATGCAAAACTTACTTTCTTCATTAAACAAATGTTGCGTCAACACGAAGAACACTGCCGTTAAAATAAGAGAAATATAAATGTCGCGTGTACCCATCCAGCATACGGAAAAAATGAGTATTTCTCGCAATACATAATTACGAACATAGGCTTCTTGTGATTTGGATAATTTTACAGTAATGTATTTGGAACCAATATTCAATAAAATCATCATGATACCAATAAAATATTTAGACGTGTTTAAATATTCAACTGCCTTATGGACCCTTTTTATCATACTTTAATAGATAGATAATATTCTAAAATGGCCATTCTCATATACATGCCATGCTCCATTTGTTTGAAATAAACAGACCGTGGATCCTCATCCATATCCGTAGATAATTCTTCGTTACGCGGTAATGGATGCATGACAATCATGTTCTTCTTCGCTAGCTTCATTTTTTCAGCATTGATACAATCAGGTATACCTGTAAAGGCAAATCGTTCCTTTTGAATACGCGTTACATACAAGACGTCTGTTTCCGGCAATGCTTCGTCCAAGGTAGTGACGCGTTGTTCCATACCATAGGACGCAATAAACTCTACAATGTCGGGTGGCATGGGAAACGATGATGCGTATAAAATAGTAATGTTTGGAAAATGGACCAGGCTACGTACAAGCGAATGTACCGTTCGCCCATGTGTCAAATCACCCATAAAGGTAATCGTAAGGTTCTTTAGCCTACCCAACTCTTGTTGAATCGTAAACAAATCCAAAAGGGCTTGACTAGGATGTTCTCCCGTTCCATCGCCTGCATTCAGAATGGGTTTAGTAGACACGCTCGCTGCTTCCAAAGCAGCACCTTTTTCTGGATGCCTCAAGACAATGATATCACTGTAACAACACAAGGTACGAATGGTATCTTGTAAGGTCTCTCCTTTTTGAACGCTAGACTGGTCTACTGGCACGCTAATGACCGATCCACCTAATCGTAACATGGCTGCTTGAAAGGAGCAGGATGTACGTGTAGATGGTTCATAAAAAAGGGACGTCATGATACGATCTTTTAATGGTTTATGTGTAATGGTTCTCATTTCCGACGCACGACGTAACAAATAAAGAATGGTCGTGGTTGGTAAATTCATGGAGAGCATTACCATGTAAACATAGTGATGGGTTTAACTTGATTTGAAATATTGTCTTATTTTCCGATAATGATATTTAAACGGGATGAAGCTAAGAAATGTACGGTAGATTGGTAGAATAGTATATTTATGTAGGGTATCCGTATCTATTTCAATGGTAAGACCCTCTCTTGTTTTAGAAAAAAATAACACGATGCATAAAAACGCTAGCCAAAGACAAATCTTCATGATCTATTCACCTAAATTAAAAGGGAGTATAAGAGCTAGGTAATTGGGAATAAGGTTTGGACATTTGACCAATCAATGATTCTTGAGGAGGAAGTCCCGTTTGTCTGGCTACAGAAAAAGTATTGGAATGGGATGGCCTTAATTGTTCATCTACATAGATGCGCGAGGGTTGTTTTGAAATGGTAACGCATCCCTCTACTGTACATTGTTTGATGAAAATCATGGCGCAAACAATACCAAGTAAAGGATTACGATAGGTAATGTAGACTAATAATAAAAGTTCAAAGGCCTTTACTTCAAACGAAGGACAGGAACTGTTATGTTCCACGATGAACCATAAAATGAATCCAAAATAAAGACTTGCCAAATATTCAAACATAGTAAAGTAAAATATTAATTATTTTATATACTATCATAATAATGTTAATGAATTGGTCTTCCCCATTTGTAGAAGAAAAAAAGAAGAAGAAGATTACGAACCCAAAACAATTGGAACAGATAGACGATGAATTGATGGATTATACACCTCCTAAAGAAAAAAAGGAACCAGAAAATGTTTATGAAATGCCTTTATTTGAATATCAAAAACCTCCCGATTCTGACTTGATGGAGAAATTAAACTACATGATTTATTTATTAGAAGAACAACGTGATGAGAAAACGGGTCAAATTACCGAAGAGCTCATCCTCTACGTATTTTTAGGCGTCTTTACTTTATTTGTATTGGATAGCTTCGTCAAGCATGGCAAGTACACACGTTAGAACTGAAAATAGTAATCTAGGTGAAGATAAGCTAAATATATTTTCATAGTATATGAAAGGATTGTTATTATTGTATGGTGAATGTTTTCGTGAAGGTAATATTGGTTCAAGACTAACAGATACCCCAACAAGTTATCTATTACAAAAAGAAGCATCTTTATCTCATGTATCTTTTTGCGATTCAATGAAAAAAAAAGGAGTAGACATGGATATCTTAATACATACGTACCATACAAAATATGAAAAGGACTTACGTTCTTGGTATTCTTATCCAACTAAATATTTTTTAAAAAAAAAATATCCATTTAAAAAAGCTCAGGATGCTCTGACTAGTTTTATGCGTATTACAAAAAAAATAGACCATTCTTATGATTTTGTTTTATTCACACGATTAGATATATTATTAAAATCAACTTTTTTTGACCTTGTAAATCCAAAATGGGATAAAATATACTTTTTTTCCCAAATATGGACGGTTTATCAATGTGGATTTTACGAAGGAAATATACCAGTTGTAAATCCAATTATAAAATTTATTCCAAAAAAATACTTTTGGATATTAGATAATACAAATATATACCATGATGCATGGGTAACTTATTCAAAATTAGGAATAAAAATGGATTTTATGGTAGAAGAATATTATGATTCTAATACACATGATGATTATAACCCCTATTACAAAATGGTAGGAAGACCAGAAACACAAATACATTATGATAAAGGTAAAAAAATAGATCGTACTTTGTTTTATAGTAACAAAAAAATAAAATGTAAAACAAGAAAAAAAATGAAACAACAATTATACTTCTAGTACGTTTGCATGTTTGATCATGGCAATAATATTTTTTCGTATTGGATGATTCACTAACGCTGTATTTCCTGGTTTATCTAATGCCTCATATGGCTGTATGATATGAGAAGTATACGAGAATTTCTTACCTTGTTTTTCTGGATTTTTATCTATGATACCAATAACATCTTCTTTGTTTTCAATCCAAGGATACAATAATGAAGTATACATCCCACAAGTTGTTAAAAAGGTATTTTTAGGTACACGTATTGGTTTAAAATAATTCATTGAAAATAAATGACGTGGTTCAATGAGCTGTGTTACTTCTTGTGGTCCATCTAATTCAAAATGATAAAATAAACAAGAAAAAGAATGATCTGATGAAGTCCAATGACTAAAATCTTTTACTTTATAATGATAAAGGCCAAACAAGTAAATAATGTCTTGTTTGTTATAAAGAAATGTGTGTTGAATTCCAACATGCATTATTGTATCATCCATAAATGGTATGGATAGTATGATATTTTTTACTTTATTACGGAGACAATTTTGTATGAATTTTTTAGGTTCGTACAAATGTTCAAACACATGGGATAAGATAATACAATCATGTGTAAAATCATAATTCTCACAGTCGCCTTCTATGTACTTTACATCAGGCCGCTGTATGGCTTGTTCAATGGAATAATCAAATACAGTAAAATCTTTATAATAATGGATCAAATGCTTACCTAGACAAAAACTACTGCTTCCAATTTCTAACATAGGTTGAGGTGGGCAATGTTTTGCGATGAATGCAATAAACGATAAATTATGCTGAATCCAAATATGAGATTGATGCGCTGGTTGAAAATAATTCTTATCATATAAAATAGAAGGATCGGCCAATGTCATTAATTGTACAGAAAAACAATGCGGACAATAACCATATTCAATGGTCCATGACTCTTGTATTCCATCGGTACAATCATAGATGGGATGTAAAAAAGAAGTAAAGGAACATAGGGGTGTATCACATAAAACACAGTTTTTTCTAGAATACGTTTTCATACTATTAGTAAATAATTTATGTTAATATGATATGAAAGGATTATTATTATTGTACGGCGAATGTTTTCGCGATGGGCATCATAATTCTGGAGTAACAGATACACCAACTAGTTATTTACCACAAAAGGAAGCATCTTTATCTCATGTAGCTTTTTGTGATGCAATGAAAAAAAAAGGTGTACACATGGATGTGTTAATACATACCTATCCAACAAAATATGAAAAGGACTTACGTTCTTGGTATACTTACCCGACAACATATTATGAAAAAAAAAGATATCCTTTCAAAAATTCTGCCAATGCAATAGCTAGTTTTATGCGTATTGAAAAAAAAATAGATCGTTCTTATGATTTTGTTCTATTCACACGGTTAGATATACTATTAAAACCAACTGTTCATACATTAATAAACCCATCATGGGATAAAATTTATTTTTTTTCACAAGAATTTACAGGATGCGAAGCGTTTGTTTGTGGATTCTATGAAGGAAATATACCAGCAGTGAATCCGATCTTAGAATTTATACCGAAACGTTTTTTTCATGTGTTAGATCATATTGATGTACATCATACTGCTTGGAGAAAATATTATAACCTAGGTATAAAAGAATTAGATTTCATGGTAGAAGAATATTATGATGCAGATACTTATTTAGATTACAATCCTTATTATAAAATGGCAAATCGTCCAGAAACACATATACACTTTGATAAAGGTAAAAAAATAGATCGTACTTTATTTTATACTAACAAAAAAATAAAATGTAAAACAAAAAAATTTAAAAAATTCTAGAATTCCAAATTTAAAAGAAGTAAGAATAATCAGTATCTAGATTAAAATAGTTTAAATAGTCTTTTTTATTATTATTCATGAACCATCCATTAGTTTTATCCACTTTTATTAGTCAATTAGACGAATGCTTGGAAGATATTTCCAAAGTCTATTCTGAAGATGCACGATTCATACGTTGCAAGCTCTATTTAGATACTCTGAAAAAGTCTAATCCGCGCATGATTATTACTACATGGAAAACTCAAGTCACAGATAAGTATGAGGATCACATTCTTGCAGGCGACATTGATTTCTTTTTAAATAAAGATTATACCCAGGAAACTGGATATACACCTACGATGGATCAAGCACTACAAGATTTGAGAAAGGCAATTCAATCCATGAGTGAGGAGAATAAGACAAAGTCTTTACAGTATATTCAAAATTTATGTAAATTAAGTAAACTATATGTTCCCTAAGGGGTTTAAATAGTAATCTTTTAGTAAAAGTATGATCCCCCCCAACTTTTTTAAAATCATAGATGATTTTGTCCAAGATTTGTTTGGAACCTTTCCAGAGTTAAAAACAAATCCAATCTTACTTGCCGTACAGGAAAAGACGCCGGAAGCCTATCAAACCGTCTTTGATAACGTATTGGCTACCTTTCCACAAGCCATGATGGATATTTTACAGGAAAACGAAGAACTATTCAAAGAGTCGCATTTTTTCTTGCCAGAGGTAGATTTCAAGGTTCTTTGGAATGAAACCATTACGCCTACCACCAAAGCAACCTTGTGGAAGTATCTGAAACTTATTTTGTTTTCTATTTTAGGACATATTGATACTCCTTTTCCAGAGGAGAAGATGAAAGAGGCGATGGATAACATGAAGGATATGTTTGAAGGAAAAGAGGGATTAGAAAAGGAGTTGGAGGGAATGATGGGAGGTAAAATTGGTGCTTTAGCCAAAGAAATTGCAGAGGAGACGATTGGTCAAGAACAAGATTTCAAGAAAATGATGAAGGATCCATCGTCCCTTTTTTCACTGGCAAGTACGATTGGAGAAAAGATTGATAAGAAAATTAAATCGGGTGATTTGAAAGAGAGTGAATTGATTGAAGAGGCGGCGATGATGTTTCAAAAAATAAAGGGTATGCCTGGTATGAGTCAGTTTGAATCCATGTTTCAAGGAAAAATGAATACGACGGGTATGAAGAATAAAATGAATCAACAATTAAAAAAGGCAAAGATGAAGGAACGTCTTCAGCAAAAGTTGGCTTCCAAGAAAGAAGAAAAGGTTGACGTGCCAGAACCAGAAAAGAAAAAGAAAAATAAAAATAAAAAGAATAAACATGACTCTTTGGATACATGATTATACCATTTTATTTCAAAAGGATAAACTTCAATTATGGCCAACGGATGACATGACCATGGACGATAAACTCAATGCCATTAGTCGTTTTGTTATATTATTATCATTGCTAGGGTTTGTGCTTACCCAAACGATAAAATTTATATGGATTGGAATCGCAACGTTATTCATCATTGTCATGTACCGTACTGCAGATACCACACAAGAGGCATTCACAGAAAAGAAAACGTCTCGTACAGCACCTACTCAAAAAAATCCATTGATGAATGTATTGTTACCTGAAATCAATGGAAATCCGAATCGTGGAAAGGCATTGACGTATAATCCAAAAACAGAGAAAAAGATTATGGAAAAGGTAAAAAAGGGGTTAGATCCACGCATTTATCGTGGAACAAACAATGAATTAGATTTAGAGTATTCCATGCGCCAATTTTATACCAATCCAAGTACAACGGTACCGAACAATCAAGAAGAGTTTGCTACCTTTTGTTATGGAGATATGATTTCAGCCAAGGAAGGGAATGAAATGGCTTTGGCTAGACAAAGCCCTCGTGTAGGAGTAGTAGGTTAACTCATTATCTAGAACCTGTTCTTTTTTACAAGACCAAAATAAAATCTTTAGGATAGATATGAACTTTTTCAATTCTACTAGAATTGGCGTAGACGATTGCAGCCTTTCGCAAATAGACATTCAAGATAAGGCCCATAACAATTACATGTTAGAAAGCTTTTATCGGTCTGATTGCATGCGAAAAGAAGTAGAGTTTGCCACCAGCCAAATTAACGTCAACTACTGTGCTGCTGGAGGGTGGGGAAATCAATGTGATATTGGTGGCTGCAACATTGATCAAAACTCTAGCCTTTTACTTGGTTCCTTACAAACTCATCCCAAATGTCGCATTTCTTTATTTCAGCGTCCCTTTGCGACTGTCCCTTATTTAGGAAGAGGTCCCTTTGATCCTATGATGGAATCTAAACTTCAACAAACGGATACCTTTTCCAATAACAAAAAGAGTGTCAATACGTTATCGGAAGTCAGTTTTATCCCCATGACCAATTATCCATTGATACCATCTATACAAAAGACGATTACTAACCCTACTTATTTAGTAGAAGGGTTTGTACGTGGAGGGGAAGGAACACGTAAACAATAATCTTTTCTTTTACTATGAAGAATCTGTTGTGTATTGTGATTATTGGGGCGTTGATCTATCTAGTATGGACAAGTAAAGAAGGGTTTACTTCTGGAAAGACACCGAAAGATACGTCTACTAAAATACAGGCTACGAATACGGCATTGAACGACACGTTAAATATAGCTACGTATCGTACGTCTTATGAAAGTATGGTGAGCGATTTAGAAAAATGGGCAGACCGAAGTATGTTGAATGTATTGGCAGAAGGGAAAATTGGAACGGATAAACCAAACGAAGATATCAAGCTATTTAATGATCTAGCATTATTCAAAAAAAATATAACGGAGTTTATGGATACTTTACATAAAATGGAATGAGCGTTACTGTATGAAAATAAGACGTATCAAAATCATGATCACAAATGATGATTTTAACGGTTCAATTTTTATAACGTTACTCTATGAATTGTCCACCGAAATCTATTTTACCAAAAGGTACATTGGCACCAAATTCTGGTAATGTATCTTCTACTACAGCAAGTACAGCAAAAATAAAAGCGAATGCTACTTGTGGACAATCAGGTGTGATTTATTCACCTGGACCACAAGGTCCTCCTGGCATTATAGGTCATGTTGGACCACCAGGACCGCCTGGTCCGCCAGGTATACAGGGTCCTGCTGGTATGGACAGTAATGTACCTGGACCACAAGGACCAATAGGAAACGTAGGACCACAGGGTCCAATTGGTATTGGATCTACAGGCGAAACTGGTTCTACAGGTCCAGATGGTCCAACTGGTGCGACAGGTGCGACAGGATCAACCGGTACAACGGGTACAACCGGTCATACAGGACCGACGGGATCTACTGGTGCAACTGGTGCTACTGGAATGACGGGTGCCACTGGTCCTACAGGACCAACTGGGCCAACCGGTCTTGGTTCAACCGGAGATACGGGATCTACGGGTCCTACGGGAGATACGGGTCCAACCGGTTCTACTGGTCCAACGGGGCCTACTGGTGCAACGGGAGCTACCGGTTCAACAGGACCAACAGGTGCCACGGGACCAACGGGTGCCACTGGACCAACGGGTGCCACTGGACCAACGGGAACTACGGGTTCCACCGGACCTACTGGACCAACGGGAGCTACGGGTGCTACAGGTCATACAGGTCCAACTGGACCAACCGGTCTTGGTTCTACGGGAGATACGGGATCTACGGGTCCTACAGGAGAAACGGGACCTACAGGTTTCACTGGTCCAACGGGTGCAACTGGTGCTACGGGTGCCACTGGTTCTACTGGTGTTACAGGAGCAACTGGTGCCACCGGTGCGACTGGGGCTACTGGCGCGACAGGAGCCACTGGTAGAACCGGACCTACAGGTGCAACAGGTGCAACCGGTGCCACTGGTCCTACGGGCGCAACCGGACCAACCGGTGCCACTGGAGCCACAGGTGCCACTGGAGCGACAGGACCAACCGGAGCCACGGGCGCCACTGGATCAACGGGTGCTACTGGACCAACCGGAGCTACGGGCGCTACAGGAGCTACTGGCGCGACTGGTGCGACAGGTGTTACTGGCGCGATTGGTTCTACGGGAGATACGGGTTCCACTGGTCCTACGGGAGAAACGGGTCCAACTGGTTACACAGGTCCAACGGGAGCCACTGGCGCAACTGGTGCAACCGGAGCAACTGGTGTTACTGGAGCTACCGGTGCAACAGGACCAACCGGCGCGACTGGTGCCACTGGAGCTACGGGTGCAACAGGCCCAACTGGACCAACTGGTACTACTGGTGCAACAGGTCCAACCGGCACTACTGGCGCAACCGGTGCAACAGGGCCAACTGGTGCAACTGGACCAACCGGTGCAACGGGTACCACCGGTGCGACTGGACCTACAGGTACGACTGGATCCACGGGTGTTACTGGTGCCACGGGATCCACTGGCCCTACTGGTGCAACGGGTCCAACAGGCCTTGGTTCAACGGGTGATACGGGATCAACCGGTCCTACAGGAGATACAGGTGCTACAGGACCAACCGGTATGGGTGTTACAGGTAAAACCGGAGCAACCGGAGTCACCGGATCTACTGGAGTCACAGGTGCAACTGGCGCGACGGGTGCAACTGGTGTAACAGGAGCCACGGGAGTCACCGGAGGTACTGGTGCCACTGGCGCGACGGGTGCCACTGGATCTACTGGCGCAACAGGACCAACCGGATCCACAGGTTCCACAGGAGCCACAGGAACCACTGGTGCGACCGGACCAACTGGAGCAACCGGAGCCACTGGTGCCACTGGAGCAACCGGACCTACAGGTTCTACGGGTGCCACTGGGCCTACGGGACCAACCGGAGCTACAGGTTCAACCGGTGCAACAGGAGCCACAGGTTCTACGGGTGCCACTGGGCCTACGGGACCAACAGGCGCAACAGGCGCCACTGGACCTACCGGCCCTACAGGCGCAACTGGACCAACCGGTGCCACTGGTGCAACAGGTAGCACGGGAGCCACTGGCGCAACTGGAGCCACCGGTTCCACAGGTGCTACAGGTGCAACAGGACCTACAGGTTCTACGGGTGCCACCGGAGCAACGGGCTCTACGGGTGCCACCGGACACACGGGAGCAACTGGACCCACTGGTGCCACCGGCACAACCGGTGCTACAGGTTCAACCGGTGCAACAGGTGCCACTGGCGCAACAGGTTTTACAGGTGCCACAGGCACAACCGGCGCTACAGGTTCAACCGGTGCAACGGGCGCAACAGGTTCTACAGGTGCCACTGGAGCCACCGGCGCTACAGGTTCAACCGGTGCAACGGGCGCAACAGGTTTTACAGGTGCCACTGGAGCCACCGGCGCTACAGGTTCAACCGGTGCAACGGGCGCAACAGGTTTTACAGGTGCCACTGGAGCCACCGGTGCAACTGGTGTCACCGGTCCAACTGGTTACACCGGAGAAATTGGTTCAACTGGTGATACAGGATCTACCGGTCCAACGGGCGAAACTGGTGCTACAGGAACCACTGGTGCAACCGGTGCAGGCATAACAGGTGCAACAGGCGCAACCGGACCCACAGGTGCTACAGGCACTACGGGAGCCACTGGCGCTACCGGCGCAACCGGACCCACAGGTGCTACAGGCACTACGGGAGCTACTGGACCAACCGGCGCAACCGGAGCTACTGGCGCAACCGGAGCCACTGGACCAACGGGTGCCACGGGAGCTACTGGCGCAACCGGAGCCACAGGCGCAACCGGAGCCACTGGCGCAACAGGTGCCACAGGCGCAACAGGAGCGACTGGAGCAACCGGATCTACAGGAGCAACCGGATCTACAGGAGCAACCGGATCTACAGGAGCTACAGGTCCTACTGGAGCCACTGGACCAACAGGAGCTACTGGCGCAACAGGAGCTACTGGCGCAACAGGAGCCACTGGTGCAACAGGTGCCACTGGTGCCACTGGTAGCACTGGGGCCACTGGACCTACAGGTACCACTGGAGCGACCGGAGCTACGGGAGCCACTGGCGCCACTGGAGCTACAGGTGCAACTGGAGCTACCGGACCTACAGGTGCCACTGGAGCGACCGGAGCTACGGGAGCCACTGGCGCCACTGGATCTACAGGAGCCACAGGACCTACCGGCGCTACTGGAGCCACAGGCGCAACCGGAGCCACTGGAGCCACAGGCGCTACGGGAGCCACGGGAGCAACTGGAGCAACCGGTCCAACAGGAGCAACGGGTGCTACAGGACCTACAGGTGCTACTGGTGCAACCGGCGCTACAGGACCAACCGGAGCTACGGGAGAAATAGGTTCAACCGGAGATACTGGTTCAACTGGTCCAACCGGAAATACTGGTGCAACTGGTACAACTGGAGCAACGGGTGAAATTGGTGCTACAGGATCCACTGGTAAAACAGGCGCGACAGGATCAACCGGTGCCACTGGAGCAACTGGACCAACGGGTGCCACAGGAGCCACTGGCACTACGGGAGCAACGGGAGCTACTGGCGCTACAGGTGCCACTGGACCAACTGGAGCTACAGGCGCAACGGGAGCAACGGGAACTACAGGTGCCACTGGACCAACTGGAGCTACAGGCGCAACGGGAGCAACTGGATCAACCGGAGCAACCGGAGCCACTGGACCTACAGGAGCTACTGGTGCAACGGGTTCTACAGGCGCTACTGGTTATACAGGAGCGACGGGAGCTACCGGCACTACTGGCGCAACAGGTGCCACTGGTGCAACAGGTAAAACCGGTGCCACAGGCGCAACAGGAGCGACTGGCGCAACGGGAGCAACTGGCGCAACTGGAGCAACCGGTGCCACTGGACCTACTGGCGCCACTGGCACAACAGGCGCAACCGGAGCGACTGGGTCCACAGGAGCCACTGGACCTACTGGCGCAACAGGTTCCACTGGAGCCACTGGGCCTACGGGACCAACCGGAGCGACTGGGTCCACAGGAGCCACGGGAGCAACCGGCACTACTGGCGCAACGGGAGCAACTGGATCAACCGGAGCAACCGGTGCCACTGGACCTACAGGAGCCACAGGCACAACAGGCGCAACAGGAGCCACTGGTGCCACTGGACCTACAGGAGCCACTGGACATACAGGAGCCACTGGTGTAACAGGTGCAACAGGTGCAACTGGTACCACGGGCGCAACAGGTGCAACTGGTAGCACGGGCGCAACAGGTGCAACAGGCGCAACAGGCGCAACAGGTGCCACTGGACCTACTGGAGCTACTGGTAAGACAGGTGCGACAGGAGCTACAGGTGCCACTGGTGCTACTGGACCAACCGGAGCCACTGGCGCAACAGGATATACAGGTGCAACGGGAGCTACTGGTCCAACCGGAGCTACTGGTCCAACCGGAGCTACTGGTCCAACCGGAGCCACAGGACCCACTGGTGCAACGGGAGCCACCGGCGCAACGGGTGCAACGGGCGCCACAGGACCCACTGGTGCAACGGGAGCAACTGGAGCTACGGGCGCAACAGGCGCAACGGGCGCCACTGGAGCAACAGGAGCTACTGGACCAACCGGTGCCACCGGCGCAACAGGAGCAACTGGCGCCACAGGAGCAACAGGAGCCACTGGTGAAATTGGTTCTACCGGAGATACTGGTTCTACTGGTCCAACTGGTGCAACCGGTACAACGGGTGCAACCGGTACAACTGGTACAACCGGAGCGACTGGTAGCACAGGTACCACGGGAGCCACAGGACCTACAGGCGCTACTGGTGCAACCGGAGCTACAGGAGCTACTGGCGCAACCGGCGCTACCGGAGCTACTGGTCCAACCGGAGCCACTGGAACCACCGGAGCCACTGGAGCCACCGGGGGCACTGGTCCAACTGGTAAAACAGGAGCAACGGGCGCCACTGGTGCCACAGGCGCAACAGGAGCTACAGGAGCCACCGGACCAACGGGAGCCACAGGTGCAACGGGTGCCACAGGTGCCACAGGAGCTAGTGGAAGCACAGGTGCCACAGGACCTACAGGAGCTACTGGAAGCACAGGTGCAACAGGAGCAACAGGAGCAACTGGTGCAACTGGCGCCACAGGCGCAACAGGAGCTACTGGCGCCACAGGAGTGACAGGAGCTACAGGTCCAACGGGAGCCACTGGTGCCACAGGAGCTACCGGCGCCACAGGAGCCACCGGAGCAACTGGTGCCACTGGCGCAACAGGAGCCACGGGAGCCACTGGCGCAACAGGCGCAACAGGCGCTACGGGCGCAACAGGTGCTACGGGTACAACCGGTGCTACCGGTGCCACTGGAGCCACCGGAGTAACAGGAGCCACTGGAGCAACTGGACCAACAGGACCAACAGGCGCAACAGGTGCCACTGGAGCAACGGGAGCCACAGGCGCAACAGGTTCCACTGGAGCCACTGGCGCAACAGGAGCAACCGGAGTAACAGGAGCCACTGGAGCCACCGGAGCAACAGGCTCAACAGGTGCCACCGGAGCTACTGGACCAACGGGAGCAACGGGAGCCACTGGAGCAACGGGAGCCACTGGAGCAACCGGAGCTACTGGACCAACGGGACCTACTGGTAAGACAGGAGCAACGGGAGCCACTGGAGCAACCGGAGCTACAGGTGCCACTGGACCAACTGGAGCTACAGGCGCAACGGGAGCAACAGGAGCCACTGGCGCAACGGGATCAACTGGTAGCACTGGAGCCACTGGACCTACAGGAGCCACTGGTGCCACTGGTAGTACGGGCGCGACAGGCTCTACTGGCGCTACGGGCGCGACAGGCGCTACGGGCGCGACAGGCGCTACGGGCGCGACAGGCTCTACTGGCGCTACGGGCGCTACAGGTGCAACTGGAGCAACCGGTCCAACCGGAGCTACTGGAGACACAGGTGCCACTGGTGCAACAGGAGCTACTGGCATTGGTTCAACTGGAGATACTGGTGCGACGGGTCCTACAGGTGCCACAGGAGCAACAGGAGCTACTGGAACTACAGGAGCCACAGGAGCAACTGGAGCCACCGGAGCCACCGGAGCAACTGGTGCCACAGGAGCCACTGGAGCAACTGGATCTACCGGAGCCACTGGCGCCACTGGAGCAACCGGTGCCACGGGTGCCACGGGACCTACAGGTCCCACGGGACCAACGGGATCTACTGGAGCAACCGGAGCAACCGG